GATGCTTGGGCTTTGCTAAAGCAGATTCAATTGTCTCCCATGGAAAGAGAATTTGCGAGAAATGCAAATCCAGTAAGAGAAGAATCGGGTTTAGGTACACGAGGCGATGCCATGTTGCAATCAAACTTGGGTTTGTTTGACCCTTCACTTGCCGTACAATCAATAAGCACTAATTTTAACCCGCAAACAATCCGTGTTGGACGAGGGGAGCCAACTCCCCGTACCCCTGAAATTGAAAGCGAATTTATGACACCTTACTTTACCGATGGTAGCGGTGGCTACAAACTCATGGGTAATCCCGCTGGTGGTGGAAAACCAGTTGTCATGAGCCAATTGACAGGTTCGGAAGCGAGAGCAGGATATTTCGGTAATTACCCGAATACTCCTGTACTTACCAGCCTTGGTGGTAAAACACCCGCTGAGTTCCGAAGACAGGGAAATTACGAAAAGTTGATGCGTGCTATTCTTTCAAGGGGTGTTGGCATACAAAGCACAAATCGCAACATGTTGTCAAATCCTTTTCATCGTAAATTTGCCGGAAAAATGGGTGGCCTTTACAATTCAAAAGTGGATGGAGAGTCCTTTTCCGACCATATTGACCCCGACAAAAAAATAGGCTCAAGCGATGTAATAAATTATCACCCACCGAATGTTTTAGGAAATGATTATCAAACAATTACACAAACGCCCACAAAAAATAGTGAAACAGGAAACCCGGAGGGTGGATTTGGTAGTTTGGCCCGCTACGATTTTGGTGCCCTCCCGTTTCGCCCGAATACTTTTGACAGGGATAGAAGTGTTCGTGGTAATGACCCCACAACAGAACAAACGCTGTTGGCTGAAGCAGTGTTAGCAAACATGAACCGTGGTCGTAGTAAACCCATGAGTATGGAGGATTTATTGTTTCAAGGGGGCAGAATGGGTACAAAAGCACTCAATCGTAATGTGTCTTCTCCAATGAACAGAGAGGTTTTTGCTGGTGCAGATTTTCCAATTGGTGAAAGGGGTGGCGCATTGAAGTATGCTATTGGAATGCACACGCCACACACATTCATGCCCACAGATGAAAAAACCGGCGACCCTTTACTTTACGCTCAGCCGGGTGGTCAAATTGCACAACGAGTTGACGATGATTTCCGCCGAAGAGAAATGGAGATATTGGAAGCCCGTCAACAACAGCAACAAATGGAAGAGCAACAACGCCGAGATTCACTGGAAGCCTTGTTGCCCAACGCAGGCGACCTTTCCGACCCCGCTAACGCCCCGATGATGGCCGCAATTCAAGAATTGATGCGTAGGCAAGAAGCCGCTGTGGGTGGTGAAGACTACGACGACGGTTTTGAAAATCTCGCCTCATTGTTTCGTTGACCGACAAGTTTAATTTCCACACCGCACTCGCTCTGCACATGCTGTTGCCGACATTGTTCATCCTCTCATTTATTGCAGGGTTTGTGACGATTTGGCTGGCAACGCCCGACCCCACAGACACCATGATTTACATTGAAGATGAGGAGGCTTTTCACCAAGCCTGCTTTAACGGTATGCGGAGGGGCATACAGTGAAACCTTTTGACATTACTTGGAATTTGTTAAAACAACTGCCCATAAATTACGGGGCAAAGGAATGCCCTTGCGGTAGCGGGCTTAGGAGTCTTGATGTAGGGCATTTTTATCCCAATGAATTGAGGTGTAAGTTGTGCCATCAACGAAAAATGGAAGAATGGTTTGAAGGAAACGAAGCGGAAATTGAGCAAGGTGCAGACCAGCAAGGTTATTCAATGAATGACCCAAATGCTTTTGCTCAACAATTCCAAGAGCAAATGGAGTGATAAAAAATGATGAACATCTCCATCTACGAGGTTGGCCCTCGTGATGGACTTCAAGCACTCAAACGGCCTGTTGAAACAGCGACCAAAAAACAACTGATTGCAAGCCTATACGACGCAGGGTTGCGTTCTATAGAAGAAGTGAGTTTTGCTCACCCCCGCCTTGTGCCGCAAATGGCTGATGCTGAGGAAGTGTTTGACCGTGGCAGTGCACTGGTGATGAACAAGCGTGGCTACGACCGGGCTGTATCGGCTGGTGTGCAGAAGTTCAACATCGTGTTTTCTCCCTGCGAGACTTTCAACATGCAGAACATGGGCAAGACTCGCAGTGAAATTGTGTTGATGTACAAGACCTTCATGGACAAAGTGCCCAAAAAGAATGTGCGAGTGTACATCAGCATGGCGTTTGGCTCACCTCACAGCGGCACACCTCGTATGCCCACTCTCATTTCGTGTATTCGTGATGCGAAAATGTTTGGCGACACTGTGGTGTTCTCCGACACGGTTGGGGCTGGTACACGCAAAGAAATAGCCGAAGTCGCTGAACTCGCCAAAAACGAAGGTGTGCGTGCCGCATTGCACCTGCATCACAACGGCAACGAAGGGCGTGCGCTTGAATTAGTGCGTGCCGCACTACTCAACGGCATTTACGAAATTGATTCAAGCATTGGTGGACTGGGTGGTTGCCCGTTTGCCGACAACAGCGGAGCCAACTTGTCCACTGAAACACTGGTAACTCACCTACACGCATGGGGTTTTACCACAGGTGTGGACGAAGAAGCCCTCAAAGCGGCCTCAAGAATTGCTGAGAAAATAAAACTCAGTGAAACGGTGAGTGAAATAGCGGCATGACAGGCCGTTGCATCGTTGGGGATATGTCTCCCATGTGCTTCTCAGCCAGCAACTTGACCACATTCTCCATGTCGGGATGAATACCCTCAATGAGCGTCCCTTCATTGGTGTCGGTCATTTTGTGTGCCCGGTCAAGGGTGGTGAGGTCGCCTCGCAGTGCCTCAGTGATTTGGTGCGGCAACTGCAACTCACCTTTGAGCATACGCCATGCCATGTCCATTGGTTCTCCATTTTGAATCATTGCCTCCGCTTCGGGTGGGAGTGGTGGTTGACCAAGGCCACCGTAGTAGTTTCCTCGCCACATGTACATTCCACCTCCGAGGTGTATGGGAGGTGACGGGTGCGAGAGAAAAGTTGAGTTAGGTAGTCCACCGCCACCGCCTCCACCGCCTCCATCGCCTCCATCATCTCCATCATCAGCAGGAGGATTTTTTGCTTGAAAACTTCTATATTGCCTCGCAAGAGGACTACCATCCGGGTAAATTAGCAACGGATTATCGGCTTCAACGGCCATTGGGTTTTGACCATGCACTCGTTGTTCTGCAATTCTTTGAGTGATTGAAGGAGAAAGACCTCCTGCTTTCATTCTTTCAAAATCAATTGGTTGCAAGAAATCACCAAAATGACGACGATTTATTTCATCAGTGATAATTCTCTTATTGCGAGCCTGTGGGGATTCTTCCTTTTCCTCAAAATCGTATTCGTCTTTCCCTTGCTTTCGCTTTTGCTTTTGCTCTTGCTCATACATCACATTGTAAAACGCATCGGAAGCGGCATCATCAACAATCGGGAAATGTTCGTGTGAATAGCGATTCACAGTATGTGTTACTCCAATTGTATTCCTGTTTCCTGCTTGTGTTGCCGCATCATTCGCAGTGACAAGGGCAAACTTTGGATGTTCGGAAGGCTCATGGTGAGCATGACCGGCGGCAAAGACAGGATGATACTGTTCAATCATTCTACCTTTGTCTGTTTTTACTTGACTCCTTATTGGCTCATCAGTTTGAAGAAGAGGGAATGAAATACCGGGAAAATTATCGGGGTGAGGATTACCAAATTCATCTTTTCCTCCTACCTTTGATTTTTGATTGCCCCGCTCAATCAGTTCGGGGTTGCGACGAAGCATCAAATCCATGTAAGCGAGAGACAAGTCTCGTGGAGTGAGTTTTTCAGCACCCTTTGGCATTTCTTGGTCGGGTTTGTACCGCTCGTTAAAACGCTTATCATGATGCCCTAAGTCATGAATACTCACATGTTGTAATTTCATTTTCTTAGCGTGTTGAATAATGGAGTGTTTGTCAAATTCATCAAAGCCGGGAAGAAACGACCACGCTTTAAGCATCTGCCACGACATGTCCATGGCTTCACCCGTAGCGATTTGCGAGCCAGCCTTGGCTTTGTCGGCCATTTGTTGATTTTGTTGTTGCATGGCTTGTTGTTTTTGTTGTTGCATTTGTGCCATTGCCGCACCTGCTTCACCAATTTTCTTTCCAGCATCCTCACCCAAAACATCCTTCGTTTTACTGGCGACTTTGCCAGCCATTTGTCCTACTTTGCTTTCAGCAAGTTTACCAGCCATTGATTTTGCACCTTGTCCAAGTGCAGTTTGGCCTACCTTTGTTGCGGCGGCTCTTCCCACAGTGCCCATAGCGGCACTCGCAAGAGGGGCAAGAAAAGCAAACTTCTCTACCGTGTCGCCGCTATTACGGACAGCAACACGCCTGCTCATGCGTGCGGCTATGAGGCGGTATGTCTTTAAATTATTTGACCATGAGATAACCATGGCGAGGGTGCTGATAAGCAAGGCTACTCTCGCTGATTTTGGTGTACCTCATCCATCCGAAGAGGTGCAACACTACGCTGATATGCGGAATTTGTACAGACAAAACCAACCAACAGCCGAAGACATGGAGCGTATTGTGCGTGAAAGTGATGTTGCCCTCACACCTCAACAATTTTCCAACAAAGTTCCTCTTATTGACCGAAGGGAAAAAGGATTCGTTGAGCGTTTTGGAGAAACAGGTGAACGGTTTGGTCGTCAAATGGGCTTAGAGGGTGCACTTGCACAAGGATTGGTTGCCCATGATTTTCCTTCTACCTTAGATGTTGATGCAAAAAATCTTCCTTTTTTGCGTGATTACCATAGCCGTCAATCAACCCTGCCTGAATACGATTGGTCGTACAAAACTAAAGGGCCGTATTATGATGAGCAAGGAAACATTTTACCCGGCCAAGTACCACCCGTTGATGCGATAAAAATTATGGGAGAAGACGACATTGCAAGCATGGGTACAAGAGAAGGCTATGGGTTAAAACCTGTGCCATTTGGAAAAATCAATATGAATTGGGAAGCAGATATGCCGAATACTGTGCGTTTTCCTTCCGAAAACATTGGTTTCGTAGGAAACTTATCACAAAAGGACATAGAAGCCAACACTGCGGGAAATGTATCACCCCGCCGAGGTAAAGGTGCTGTAGGTATTCGGGGCTTTGGTCGCCCACAAGACAAAGCATTCGCTCGTGGGGCTGTAACTGAAGGGATTGAAGGGGGGATTACAGCACCTATTCCACCCGAAAGACTTGTTGGAGTGATGCCAAACACACGCATGAGCGCAGAAGAAGCAGAAAATAATGCGCTAAAACATCTCTATTCACCTAAACTCGGATATGACCAAAAATTGTATCAACTTGTAGATGAAGGGAAAATTGCACCAATGGACGCTATGAATACTTTAATTCGCATGAGAGCGAAACAGATTCAAAATCCCGATTTAAGAGATGGTCCGATATTCGGAGACATTTATCCCGATTTGTATGATTTAGAGGGCACCGATGCTGGTCAGCGTGAACAGCGTGGTAATTCATCAGTACCTTCAAGAGCGGTATCAGCACATGAACTTTTGGCAAACGAATTTCGTGGTGCACTTCCTTTAGCGTGGCAACAGGGTGTTTTTGGACTTGAAAATCCGTTGCTTACCGAAGCCGAAAAAGAGGCTTACATTGCTGATATAAATAGACAAGAACGCAGACCTACCGGGTACAATTATGAAGCAGATGTAACGAATCTTCCACCGGAAAAATTGCGAACACTTTATCCAAAGCAGGCAGGGGTGAGGTTCGCATGAAGCCCGTGTTGGTCATCAAATCCCCTTTGCGTCAAGAATACTTGGACTACCTTGACGATGTGATGTACAATCCTCATCCGGGTTTTCATTCCATGCGTGTGCAACCTACAGACTACAACACACCTGCTGAGGCGAGAGCGTTGACCACTCCTACGAATGTCAATTTTAAACACGATTTAGCAAGTATGGGAATGAACACAAATTTGCCCTTATCAACCACTGAACTGGGACATACCGAACCACTCATGGGTCGCCATGTGTACCCGTTTCAAGCGTTTTCAATGAATCCTAACATGTTTAATAGTGGAACAGAAGCCGATTTACCTCGCTCTTACAAAATAGGCAGGGGCAATAGACCTCGCAATCTCCAAATGTACGCCTTTGAGGGTAGAGACACTACACCACAACGATTTTCAAATAATCTACAAACAGAAGGCATCATTTACGGCGATGTGGACGAAAGCAACATTATGCCAGTGTTCAACAAACCTGTACATTATCCCGATTTGAGAGTAGCGGCTCGCTCTCTTTTTCCATCCAGTGGTTTCACTCCTGACCAACTGAGCGGAAAACAACAATCAATTGCTCGTCAAATGATGAGAATTGGCCTCCCGCCTGTTTTGACAGATGAGCACTTGATGATACCGGACATTACCGACCCCCATGCTCTTGATTCAATTCGTGATGATACCCGCCAATGGAGTCAAAACCAACAACGCCTCAACATTCCAACCGAAGACCTGTTGTACGCCAGCGAACCCATGGACATCGCCTTTCAACTGCTCAAAGAGCGTGTAAGCCCCGAAGCCAAGCGGCACAAGTTGGAGTACGACAAGAAGTACGAGTCCACGCCGGAGCGGGTGAAGTATCGGGAGGAGTTGAACCGTGAACGCCGTCGCCGTGGCATCTACGGTAGCCACGACCATAAGGACATCAGCCACACCGAGGGCGGCAAATTGACCCTTGAAGGCGAGCATGAAAACAGGGCACGGCACTTCAAAGACAAGGGAACCCTTCGGGAATTGTGAGTATTCACTTACCTCACTTTCCTCAAACTTCACTTCACCTAAAATGAGGTAAATGAAATACTCACTTTACTCAGTACCCCTACTCTCAATATAATAGTAGTATAGGGATAGTGAATAAATGAGGTAAACTTGGGGGGTCAAAAAAAGTGAGTGAAGTTTTGACTAAAGTGAGGAAAGCGAAACGCTTATATTGACCATTCAATTGACCAAAGGTGAGGACAATGCAACAAGGTAGCAACACATCCGACGCTGAAATCCGACTTATGGGCCTAATTCTCGCTCAATCCGCACTCGTGGGATTAGCGATTGGTCTGTTTGACGCAGACATGTGGTTAAACACAAACGACCCGATGGTAAACGGTTTTACATACGCCATGGCCGCTTTCTTCGTGCAAGGAATAGCGTACTACTTCTTCAAAATGTTCTTTGAACAAAACATGCAAGAGCGTGTACGAGTTCAAAACATGGAAAGGGAGCGGCAGGGCCGATACCGTTCAATGCAGTATCAATTTGATAACCGCAGGTCGGAAATGGAACTTCGTATGCAAGAAGCACAACTTGAACAGGAGTTGCGTTGGATGGAGCAAAACCCCGGCAAAATGCCACCCTCGTGGGGTGTACCCGGTGGTTCACCTTCACTTGTGCAACAACAAGAAAACAAACTCATTAGCAATCCACCTAAGCATTCGGCTGAAATCAAAACACCAGTCAACCTTGGTATCAAGCAAGATGAGGAAGTTCCACTCAAGCAAGACGGCACACCCGATAAGCGATTCAAAAATGAATGAGTGGTGATGTTTTGGGACGCATTTTCAAAACGCCTACAGACGATTCTACTGAGGCTACACTTCGTGCGATGCACACCCAAAACACACTGGACAATTATTACGAAAGAGGTGTAGGGTGGATACGAACAGTGCTTTTTGTGAGCGTGGCGATACTCTTAACCAGTTATTGGGAACTTCAAACAGGTGAATCAGCATGGGAAAACACAGTAGAATGGGCTTGGGGCAAGGCACAAGACTTCGCAGATTGGCTTTGGGGGCTTTTCAATGGTTGAGCCAGCGAGTACAGCGGTCGTTGGAGCGATGGTGTGGGGTAAAGCGGTCTTCAATGCGTGGAGGCCACGCAAGGTCGGTATTTACGGCGCAGGATTAACTGGTAAAACGACTCTTGACCGATACATGACAACTCCGGGTGAAATGGAAGAGATACCCGAAGAAGAACGCACAACACACTTCAAAATGCTCGGACGGCATATGCTCCCTAAACCAACACGCAAGCGTGTATCGTGGAAGGGTGAAAAGAGGGTCGTCTTTTCATCGGATGTTGGAGGTCAAGAACGATTTTGGAATTTATGGATTGATGACATGGTGGCACGCCAAGTGGAGTGTGTCATTTACATGTTTGATGACCGAGCCATCAAAGGAGGGGATGAAGCCCTACAGCAAATTGCTGGCTTCAAGTATTTCGTGGATGCGGTTATCAATCGCCAATATCGCTATCGTAATTTCAAAAGCCGGTGGAAAGGCAAGAAGTATGTTCCTAAACTCATTATGTTGGTAGCCAACAAAGCCGACCGTTTTTTTGACGAAACTGCGGTTATGCTTTGGCAACAAGACCGCATCGGTGAACATAAAATCTTTGACGCATTCCGTGATGACCTTATTCGCTTGCAAAAAGCAGGTGTACCCACTCGTCGCTCGTTTATGGCGACAAGAATCGGGTGGAATGTGGATGCAACCATGGTAAATCTCTTAACATCGTAGGTGGGAAAATGACAAAAACAACAGTAGCATCAGTGGGACAAACGAGCAACAGTGTTCGCACGGTTATCCCTATGTGGATTGCAGAATTGATGGGACTTGAGAAGGGTGCAAAAATAAAATGGGAACTGATACGCACAGATGAAGGATATGCGGCACAATTTGTAGGTGATGAACAATGATGAACTTTACACGACCACAACAACAACAAACACTCGGTGATGCAAATAACGCTCACTTGTATGCTCTTGCACAACAAGGAAATGCTGGATTATCTCATGCGGCACTCATGGAGCAAGCCACAGCGCAACAACAAATGCAGGCTGTAGCAGGGGAGCAAAATCTCCAAGTCCCGAAAGTGAACTTCTATCCTTCACGCCATCCCGACCCACACAAGGCTCGTCGTAAAGACATCAAGCAAGCATACAAACTACTTATGCCGTCAAAGCGACACATTCTCAATCCTGTTCGTTGGTTATTTGGTCGCAAACACCGATACGACAAGCAAACACATGTGTGCGTCGTGGACGGTTGCGATTGTGCTACTCTTATTCAACATGACAATTTGTACGCTAAGATTTCCGATGAGGACAATGGGCGTAGTCTTTGGGAGATGTACTGGCAAAATCCTGTCACTGGTGAGGCTGAGGCTTTCATTGCTAAGGACAAGGTCACCAGTGGACGCAAAATGCGTGGCACATACTGTCCCGAACATCTCCACCTGTTTCATTTGCTATGCAAGTGGGAAGCGGAAGAAGAAAAAGTGCGTGAAAACAATCCACGCCGACTTCGTGACCATGTTAAGCGTGGGGTAAGTGTGGTAACTGTTCCAGTGGCCAGCATTACAAGAAAAGACCCTACCCCACCCATGCTTGAAAAATATGAGCCTTTCTTCCAACAATTGATGCACGATGCAAAGAAAACCAAAGGTATCAACATCATACACTACCAAAACCCTGTGAATAAGCAAAATGATGTTACGATGGTGGTGTTTGATTTGCGTATTTTTGAACATGAAATCGCCATGATGAATCAACCTACACAGGCTTTTCAAAATATGATGGGCAATCAAAACGCTCTTGAACAAGAACCCCTTGGGGGGAATGAGTGACATGTTAGGGCTTGGCGGAAATAACAATCAATCACCAATGAATAATGGTGCTTTGAATTTAGGTGTATCAGGCAACCAACAGCCATGGCCCGCACAACAAAGTCCCTTCGGTCAAGCCGCCGCAAGTCCATTCATGCAAGGAATGACTGGGGGAGCATCAGCACAATGGGGGCAACAACCAGTTGCACCACCATCGGAGATTGAAATGCAAATTATGTTGCTCCGTGGTATTGTTCCTATGGACAGATTCATTGCAAGTCAACAAATGGCTACGCTGGTACAGATGCTCAACAACCTCGTGAGTTTCAGCGTGCTTGAAGTCATGAAGAATGCGGTGTTCACTGAAGACGGCGATGGCAATCTCAAAATGGACATTACGAAGTTGCCTCAGCACCTTCAAACTATGAGTGCTGAAAACATCAAGGCTGAGTTCAATACCTTGCAAAGTGGTGCACAACAAAACATCACACTGGCCGAGCAGGGACAGTCGCAAATTGCCGCATACTCACAACAGAACATGATGAGTGGTGCGCTTTCAGCGGCATTGGCTGATGAAGGTATGATGGAAAAAGTCGGTGGCGGTGTTGGTAGTGTCGCACGAGGACTAATGGGGATGAGATGATGGATAGAAGTATGATGCTTGGGCAATCTTTTGCGGCTACATCACTCAATGTGATGAACCCAAATCGCAGTGTTATTGTGGACATGATAATGGTACAGATTCTTTCTGCCATTATCACTTTGACTATGTTGCTTTTCTTAAAAGGAAATGAAATTGGTTCTACCAATGCCTCCTACCTATTGGTGGGGCTGGCTGGAACGCTTGTCTTTTTGACGGCTGTTTATTCACGCATTACGAGATGACGGCCATTTACCAATCGGACATTCCGACGAAAGGAGTGCTGTTTTGGTTTTGATAAAACAACCACACTGTGTACATCGTTTTTTTCCACCACCAAAGGGACATGTACCACAAATACGAGCACGCTCGTCACGAAGTATTTCGGGTGCATGTTGTCCCGTTGCTATGTCCTTCACAGCGTTGGTGAGACTACGAATTGTATCGTAGTTGAGAGGCACTTTTGCAACCCTCGGCATCCTCCGCATAAATTTGTTTCATTCGCAATTGTTTTTAATCCCTACTTCCTAACACCGCCATGGCGGGGGAGCGAGTCACGAAGCGCTCATGTGCGTTTTGCACGCATGAAGACCGTGATTCACTTGAAGAGCAAATGCTTCAAGGCTTCATTTCTGCCCGTCAACTGGACAAAGATATGGGGTGGAGAAGCAATACCGCAGACCGTCATTTCCGCAACCACATGGGCGACTACCACATGGCCGCAAACACCGACTGTGCGCTGTGTGTCACTCCCATGCGAAGCGAGTATGAGCGTGCTTACTTTGAGGATGGAAGCGTAAGTGAACACATTGCTCAAGAGATGGGTATTTCCGAGGACAATGTGTACCACCATATGCGACATCACTTCCAACCACTCGTGCAGAAGTCTGCCGCCATTGAAGTCGCTCTCACGGCTGGAAGTGAAATTACACTTCTTCGTTCAAATGCTGAGAAATTAAATCATAAACTCAGTGAGTTGTTGGATGAAGGTACAGTTCATGAAGACGGATTCGTGCGAGATGCTGTGGCTCTACATAAAGAAGTGCGTGAGACTGTCAAAGACCTCCTGCGATTTCAAGACCAATGGGGTGCCAAGAGCGACGGCCAGCAGGTCAATCAAACATTCAACATTTTGCAAGTGGAGTTGGGTAAGGAAAGCCCCGACACATGGATGCGAATTAAGAAGCAGTTGCAAGAAAACATGGGGGTTGAATAATGCCAATGATGGGTCGTGGCTCCGATACTCGCATGTACTCGCCTCGTAGCGAGTCGGACAAAATGTACTCCTCGGCCAACGAGGATGAAACCAAGTACAGCCCGTCCGACCCGGAGTACAACGAGCAAAAGCGTGAGGAAAAGAAGCGCAAGGCTGAGGAGAAGAAAGCCAAGCGTGCAAAAATTAAGCACATCAAAATCCGTGCCACGCAAGGATTAAGCGGAGAAGAGTCTCCATCCCCGTTGGATGATGGCAACAAGCGTGATGCTGAGCGTGAAATTGGTTTGGCTGGTGGCCCTGCTGGAAGTCGGGGTACACTTCTTGACCTTGCTACTGGGGCAAAGAGTGGAACAGGCTCAGCCATGAGTCCCGGCCTCCCAATCGCCATGAGCGAGCCGATGGAAGATGCTTGGAGTAGTTTGTTAAAGCAGGATGAAGAGCCGTTTTCATTCAATTTAAACGAGGTATTCAAATCACCCAATCACGAGTGGTATGACCAAATTATGGGTATGGAAACGCCAATGATACAGAACTTGGTCAACAGCGGAATGATGGATGCAATGGGTTACAAAAACCACCATCATGGAGATGCAGAAACGCTAAGCGGTATGCACGAAGAAAACCTTCATCCACAGGCATCAATGGACATGGTAATGGAGCATCGTAATTCTTTGTTGGTTTTGGATGCAATGATGCAAGGTAAGGGGGATACTGTACCACAACAATTCCTTGACCAACATCAAAATGCGGATATGACGAGGATGCTCAGTGATGCACCTTCACATGCTCAAGTAGCCGCAAATATAGCAGGTTTGTACACTAATTTGAATTATCTCGGACAACTCATTGGCCCCCAAATGGGTGAACCCGATGATGATTTTAGAACAAAGAATGCCAGCGAGCCGATGGAGGATGCTTGGAGTAGCCTGCTTAAGCGTGAAACTCCACGCTCAATTGCAGGGCGACGACGGCGTGAGGCACGCCAACAGTTTCGTCCATCTACTGGACAATTCAAGACACCACCGGGTGGTATGAGCGGTGGGGCTGGTGCAACGATGCGCCGCTTCAAAGCACAGATGCGTGGTATCAAAAGCGGCAAAAAGACGGGGCTGATGAAGCCACACCTATCGGTTGAGATGAGCCACCGTGGTATTCAAACCAAGCAACCGCTATCCAAAGACCCGCAGAAGTACACGCAGTACAAAGGACAATCCGAGGCCCGTAAAATCTTGGGCAATGTTCGCACACCGTTCTCACCGCACGCAAGGTATGGTGCCCGCTCCAACTACGCTGGCCCTACGGGTGCTGGACGACTCGGTGGATTGATGGCTGGACAAAGTGGACAAATGGCTCGTCCGGCACTTCGTCGTATGCGTCGTCCTCGTATGCCTCGTATGCCTCGTATGCGTGCTCCTATGCCTCCTTCTCCTCCTATGATGCCACAGGCACAATCCAGCGTGCCTGCTATGCCTTCTCCTTCTTCCAGCATTATGATGAGTGAAGAGCGATACCGAAGTGAAATACTTAAGGCTCGCAACAGTCTTCATCGTATTGAGTTGCTTAATCTCATGCGACGGCTTATTCAAGCCAAAGAGCGTGAAGCGAAAATAAAGAAAAACTTGACAGCGACAGATGCCGCAGATTTACCCGGTCATCCTGCTGGTGTCAAACCGACTGATGACGAAGACCCACAAGGCCCAACTGAGAACCTTGAGACAGATGCTAAGACCTTCGGGCTTGACCCTGTTGGTATCATCAACAGCCGAAGGGGGCACATGTGATGATGATTCGTGTGGGTCGTCCTCTCAAGAAGGCATGGAGCCTTGTGGGGCACGGGCCAGCGGGAGCGCAAATTTTTCGCAACCCACCACCACAGGCTTTCCGCCCCGAAGGAGAGGATGACCTTCCTGCACATGCTCACGATGGTGTGGGCAACCTTCTTCCCGGCCAGTGGGCTATCGGAGAACACGGTCAAAAAACATATCAAACAGATTACGGTGATTTTCATCATCCTATTGACGCTGTAGCACACCGACTTGGTGATTTCCTTCGTGCAAGAGGATTCAACATTCCAGTCTCCGAAGTCATCAATAACGCTATCAACGAGTTCAATGACACACATTCTCACGGTGATGCACACGCTTTAGCGGGTTTTGACTCTCCCGAATGGCGTAAAATTAGGGCTTCGGATATGCCCGGAGGGGATGCAACAAGAGAAAAAAATACCATGCCTGCACGAACAAAGGGTGGTACAAAAATCACGATGCTCACCAATAAGAATCACATGTCCACCCCTGTTGGTAAATTCGTTGAGGGTGGCTACATTCCATTTCACCGTAACATAACTCACCAATTAGAGGATATGGGTATTCCAACACAAGAAATACGACAAGGACTTAAGTTTCTTGACTATCCTTGGATGCAACCTCACTTTCTTACACCTAAAAACTTCCTCGTTTCAAATCAAAAGCAACACGGTGCTGACATTGATGAGAGCATGATGGGGCGTGGCCCCGAAGGATTTTTTGGTGAAACAGAAGGTGTACATACATGGGAAGTTTTGCACCACCTTCCCGACGCTTTCTTTTACCCTGCTCTTAACGAAAAAATGCAAAAAACAGGAAAAAAGCATTCTTGGGAACACAAAGATGGGTTATATCAAGCGGCATCAAAAATGATTCAAAGTGCTTTACAACAAGGTATAGAACACATTCCCAATGTAGATGTCACGGTCAATACTGGTTCGTTTGGTGCCCCTAACATGATAAGCCGACCACTTCACGAAATCCTTCAAACTCCCGAATTGCGAAATAAACTGATAGAAGACATGGCTCATGTACCTGCTATGATGTTTCTGTTTGGTCGTAGTGGGCAAGGTAATTTCAAAAAGTTGTACGACCACATGATGGAAAAGTATGGTGCATCCGAAGACATGCTCTCAGCAGGTGAGCAGGCCAAGTACCTCTCAGCGGGTGCAAAAGGCGGCAAGGGAATGCACGAATCCGCTAAGCGTATGTTCGCTCTTGCCCGTGCATCGGGTGAGGGTAGTGAAGAAGGTCGTAGCCGATTTGGTGAACACGGTATCTCGGCTGATGAACTTCAAGCCATGGGTATGTATCACAGTGAGGGTCTTATGGGTCAAGTTGACCGTTTCCGAAATGTTTTGGAAGCATTGGCTGACCATCAAGCCAGCGCACAAGGCCACGAGGTTAAGCGAGGTATTGGTGACATCCCTACCACCGCTCGTCCCGGTATGTCCATTGGCGGCTACCCCGAACTCAATACCGAGACAGGAGAATACTCCATGCCTCCTCTTGACCCTCACATGGATGCGTACTTTCACGAAATCCATGATTTTGCACCAACGGAGGCGTTTGACCCCTCCCTTACACAGTCGCCCGAACCGCAGGTCATTTCTTCACCTGTTCAGCCCGTTTCTCCTGTAACGGGTACTACTTCTCCGGTTCCTACTCCGGTTCGGGCGGCACCTTCTTCTTTCCCGCATACTGCGAGACAGCAATATCAACAATTGCGACCGCAAATTGGGCAACTTGACCCCATGCAGTTCCGACAACTGCTTGAACAATCGGGCCGTCGCAGACCCATGCCGATGAGCGATGCACCGCTTTCTCCTATGGAAGCGGCGGCACAGCGACTCATGGCTGACCCACAGCAATCTCTTCTCAGCGAGTATTACAAGTCCATGGACAAAGCCATGGATGATGTCATGCAAATTGTAAAAGGTGGACGACGATGAAAAAACCGATTTTAGTGAGAAAGCAAGCCGGTGGCGGCGGCATTATGTACACTCGTGAGGTAGGCGGGCGAGGTCAAGGTGGCTTGATGCAAGACTTGGCCGCTGTTCGTGGTGGAGCAATGGGCCTTAATCCACAAGGTGGTCAATCATTTATTCCCGGCGCACAACTTCCCGGTGCCGCACCTACAAGGATGCAAAGATTGGGTGCAGGTGCTAACCTCGCAGGTCGTGGACTCGCCGCCGCTTTGACGGGTCTTCAAACAGCATACGGCCTACAAGGAGGCAATGTTGGTGCGCTTGGTAGTGTTGGAGACACTTATGCACAGAATGTGCAAGGTTTGACGGCGAACAGACCTACTGAAGCACAGCAGACCCAAGACATGGCTACGGAGGCATTCAACCAACAACAACAAACGATGGCTCAAAACGCTATGATGCAACAGGCCACGCCACCGAGACAAGGCAACCTTACTGTTGGTGTAGCACCCCCCACCTATGGTTCCTCTTCTGCGACACCGGCAACACAACCACCAGCAAACTTACCAACACCTCCTGTCCCTGCACAAACACCACCAGCAAACTTACCAACGCCGCCAGCAGACCATATGCAACAAACGCCACCAATACAGCCAGTGGCATCGGAGCAACCAGTAAGTCCCGAAATAATTCAAGCAACACATGGTTCAGTACAACCCATGTATAATCAAGAAGAGCCTACTTCAACGGCTAATCCATTACAACCAGCCAGTCTTACTCACTATCAAGGGACAATTAACCCGGCAACTGGACAACCATACCCTGTTCTCCGCTCTTTTGTAGAACAAGTGCTTAACGAGTTTGGCGACATGCTCCACAAGGCTGACCCACATGTGGCTGGTTTACTCGCCTTCCGAGTGTACATGGACAAAGTGATGCGGTGATACCATGAGCGACATGGAGGGGTTTATTCACGACATGGACAGAAAGATGTCTGCAAAGTCGTTTGAATACTTCTTCAAGGAGATTTTGGGCTTTGATTATTCGGGCCATCACAAGTCGTGGGACAAAGGACTGGCTGACAACCGATACTACTGCGTGAAAGCATCTCGTGACCACGGCAAGTCCGTGTTCTTCATGTCCTACGCCCTGTGGATTGCCGCTTTCCAGCCGGGTAAGCACATCATGATTTTCTCGCACTCGTTGGAACAGACGCTTGAACACATGCGTTTCATCCGTCAAAACATTGAGAACACGCCCTCCATTCGCTACCTCATCCCCGAAGGCCGACCATGGCGCAAGACCTACTTTGAGTTCAGCAATGGTAGCCGTATCATGGCCAAGTCGGTCGGCGGTGGTACTCGTGGTTTCCACCCGGATGTTGTGTTGTGCGACGATATTCTGTGGGGTACGACGGGTACCGAACTACAGCGTGCCGCAGACTGGTTCTACGGTGTCCTGCTCCCTGTTCTCCACCACACGGGTCGCCTTATGATGGTGGGTACGCCGTTTTCGTACAACGACTTGTACTCTCAGTTGGAACAAACTGAAACATTCCAAGTGGAAACATACCCCGCTATCAACAAAGAAGGCGAAGCCCTGTGGCCGGAGCGATGGGATTTAGACTCACTTAACGAGCGGCGACTCACCATGCCAGCCATTCAGTTTTCTCGTGAGTACCTGTGTGAGCCTATCCACGATGTTGCCAGTATGTTTCCTAACGACATCTTGGAAAAGGCACGCAACAAAGACCTCGTGTTGCTTGACCGTGCTGATACCGAGTACGATGCTGAAGGAGAACCAATGGGAGTTTTCGGTCAACATTTCATTGGGTGGGACACAGCCATTGCATCGGATAAAAACGCTGACTTCACCGCTATGACCGTCATGCGTATGCTTCCGGGTGAGGATGTCAAACAAATCGTTGGCATCGTTCACGAGCGTGGTATGTCGGGACTGGCGCAGAAAAATCAAATCATGATGCTTAACAACCGTTTCCAACCCGACCTCATTGAGTTGGAAGGCAACAACTTCCAGCGTATGTTCCAAGCCGAACTCCTTGAAATGCGCCAAGACATTCCAATCAAGACTTTCATGACAACACGCACACGCAAGGAAAGCCTGTTCATGTCCCTTTTGATGGCTTTTGAGCAAGGCCGCATTCAAACTCCATACGGTGACAAACGAAGCCGTGAGTTTACTCACAAATTGGAAACTGAACTCAACCGTTTCGGTATGCAGAAAAATGGTAAATTGGAAAGCGTGGGTACTCACGATGACTTGGCTATGTCACTTGCACTGGCAAACTGGGCTACCAAGGAGTTCAAAGGCTCGGTTGTCCTGCTTGACGATGTGTTACCCGGCTTTGATGAGTGGATTCGTGGTAAACCACACCGCTCAAAAGAACACAATCCTGCTGATGGGTGGATGATTCCATGATGTTTCCTTTTGATGACTGGGGGTTTTGAATGACTTGTGAATGTGGACATTGCTTTGGAATGGGGATTGCTTGGGACGCTCTTGAAAAGAAACTGTGTCCCGAAGGTAAAGCCGCCGCTAAGCGGAAGTTCAAGGTGTACCCGTCTGCTTATGCTAACGGTTGGGCTGTTCAATACTGCCGAGGTAAATTCCGCAAGAAAAAGGGAGGTAAGAAGAAGTGAAACCCTTTGAAGAAAGTTGGGATATTTTGAAGTTTTATTCGGAAAATCCTGACCCTTGGATTCGTGTAAAGCCCGAACAACCTTGTCCCAATTGCGGGAGAGGGTTGTACCGTAAGAGAAGTGGCGGTGATATGATGTGTGCAGGATGCTACACCATGGTGCCCGAACAATCTCCGGTTGAACCTGTAAATCCATTTGAGGCGGTGAAAAACGATGGACTTTGATTATGTTATGGCTTTTCTCAAAGCAAAGCGTGATGCTCCCAACTACCGTGAGGCAACGGAAAAGGAGATGAAGGCAAAGAAAAACTGTGGCACATGTAAGGCATGGGACAGTTCTGCTACAAACGACCCTAAGACTGGTTTTTGTAAGTGGTACGATTTCAACTGTATGGCTGACCATATTTGTGATGCGTGGGTGAGGAAAGAGTGAATGATGTTCTCATCGTGAAAAACTTGAACCGTTGGTTCAAGGAGAAATGGGTGGATGTGTCCCGTAAGAACAAAGACGGAAAACACCCTCCATGTGGCCGTTCTAAAGCGAAGAAGGGAAGCAAAGGCTACCCAAAGTGCCGTCCCTCCGTCAAAGTATCAAGTAAAACTCCTAAGACCAGTGGCTCTATGAGTGAAGGTCAAAAACAAGCCGCTACCAAACGCAAGCGTGCAAAAAAGCAAGGCGTTGGCGGCAAACCAACGGTGGTGAAAGCAATGAAAGACAAAAAGAAAGACATGAAAGGCAAGAAGGGTATGGTAATGGTGATTGCGGTCACAGCCAAACCGAAAAAAGTCGGTGTCAAAAAGAAGAAGGATTAAATGAATGGTCAATCCAGTGGTCAATATGTGGGGGAGTCTGTTTATCGGTGACGAGTACGATGTACCGTTGCGTGTCGCAGATGATTTTTCCAATACTGTTTTGAAAAGTATTGCTCAACATCCCCATTTTCAGCCACAAAGTGTACCCCTTAAGACTTTAAATACAGTCATCAAAGAAGACAACGCAGTATCACGGTTTGCAAAAAACGGAGATGGCTGGTTTGAAAGTAAATACGGTACCGATGCCAACACTATTATTCGCATGTGTCGCAAAATGCGCCGACACGACAAATCGTTTCGGGATGAATATGACGGCATCATCAAAGACATACGCCGTGTAAAAGCCATGGAGGTTGATTTGACCATCAAATCTCTTTCATGGGCTGATGGTATGGAGGATGTCATACGCAATATCGGACTTGATGACCGCTCACTCAAAGCATTGCGTAAATTTGGTGAATCCCGTGGTATCAGTTTACAAAAATCATGTCAACAATACCTCAAAGCAATTACAGTGCTTCAACACCTTAACGACAAGTTGGATTGGAACACTGACGACCAGCAAAACTGGGTTGATGCAAACGACATGAAGAAAGAAGCCCAAAAGATGTGGAAGAACACACTGCATCAAATTGATGGGTTAAAAAAGACAGATGTAGCCGCATTGCATTTCGCATCCGACCTTTTACAAAAGGAAGGTGCTCTCGGAAGTCGTGAAATTGTGCGTAGAGGCTATGGAACCCTTAACAAATCCATGACAGCCGGTAAAATGAGTTCTTTACTCAAAATGTATGGTGAAGAGGTTGATGTGTACAAAGGTAGCGCACGACAAACTTTTGTCAAACAAGGCACTGATGGTTTCATCATCAAAGACATGTGGGCATACACCGCTGGTTTTGTTGATGCCGATGGAAGCATTTTCATCTCCGAGCGTGGCGACCCTCGTGTGACGATTGTAGCCAGTGGCGACAATGGTTTCAGCCATTGTGAAGAATTGCAAAAAATGATTGGTTGTGGTCGCCTTGTGTCCGACCAAAAGTTGGCAAAAAATACCATTAAGCCCGTTCATCGCCTTATTTTCTCATCAAAGAATGACATTCGTGAAATACTCAAAGGGGTGCTTCCACACCTTAAACTCAAATCACTACAAGCCAAAGCGGTGTTGAATTACATTGAAGAGAAGGACACCATGCGAAAGACTGAGTTGTATCAATTGGTTACCTACAACAATTGGAAAGAACATAAAAACAAAGCCGCTTCTCTTCTTGATAAGTGGGGCTTAAATGCTGACACGATAGGTACATACGCTGAGGGATTGTGATGGCTGAAGAACAAGGTAGAATTTCACGATTTCTTTCAGCGTTGGGTACGCCTTTCCGTCGCAAAGAATCTCCCACTCCAACCATGCCGCTGTGGACAAGTGGTATTCAAGAGCCTGTGATGGCGCAGGGTATCACCATCCCTGCGTTGTATGCTGTAAGCAACGAGTCGCTGATTCTTCGTACAGTGCTTGCCAAGTTGCGCCAAGAGATGTTTCGTCGTGGCTACTACTGGGAGAAGAAATTTGCACGCAAATGTACGGTGTGTGATGAGGAGTATCAAAGTGAAGTGGAAACATGTGCTGAGTGCGGCGGGGCTGTAAGAAAACCCGATATAGATGAATTGACTTACGCCAAGTGGCTCCTTAAACAAGAGAACAGCATGGAGCAATCGTTCATTACTGTACTCAATGAAATAGAGGCTGACCTCAACATCGTAGATGATGCTTTCTTGATTTTAGTCAAGGAGTATTTTATTGACCCTAAGAGCAAAGAAGTGGCTTTTTACCGTGTTAAAGAAATCATGCGTGGCGACCCTATTTTCATGCGTATCGTTGCTGATAAGCGAGGTGTGCGTGGTGGACGCTACAAAACATGTTTAATTCATCGTGACCAAATCAAAACACACGCTGAGGATGATACATGTGAAGTGTGCGGTGCTGACCTCCACGATGTGCATTATGTAAACATGGCAGGTAGCGGAAAAACCCAATACTTCGTTGAAGGCGAAATTCTTCATGTGAGTAAGTACAAAGCGTCTAAACTGTATGGTCGCTCTCCTGTCAACACCATGTGGCGACAAGCCATGACACTCACGGCTATGGACAATTACATTTACACAGCATATCAAAAGCGACGGATGCCAAAGGGTATCGTATCAGTCACCACAGATAACTTGGAGTCCATGAAGTCATTTTGGAAGGCTGTGGACGAAAAAATGGAGCGTGACCCTCACTATGTGCCCAAGGTTGGCATTGAATCATCTACAGGTCGTGGTGGCGTTAATTGGGTTAAGTTCATGGACACACTGGAAGAAATGCAATACATTGCAGTGCGTGATGAAATTCGTAATCGCATTGCCGCTTTCTACGGTGTTTCGTCGGTTTTCATGATGGATGCTGGTAAAAAAGGCGGTCTTAACAATGAAGGTATGCAGATTCTCGTGACAAACCGAGCCGTTGAGTTTGGACAAAAAGTGTACACAGAAGTTCTGTTCCCTCGTCTTCTCAAACAAATGGACATCAATGATTGGAAACTTACGCTCTATCCCAACGAAGAAGAAGATGAGATTACACGCCTACGCCGTGATTCGGAAGAACTCAATGTCGCACAACGCATGGCGCAACTTGGCTTTATGCCCGAACTCATTGAAGACACAGCCAACCGAGACATCCGTTTCACTTACAAGCGTCCCGAACCTCAACCACCACAACAAGGTGCTCCGCCGGGTGGTGCTCCACCAATGGGAGGAGGTATGCCTCCCGGTATGCCTCCCGGTATGCCTCCCGGTATGCCTCCGGGTATGCCTCCGGGTATGCCTATGATGCAAGGAAGAGGCCCACAAATGCCTCCACAACTCGCTCAACAGGTGATGCCACCTCCACAACCCGGAGGTCAAGGCGTGGGATTACGAAACCGTGGGCCAGCGACTCCTCAACGACGAGGAAGTATGGGTAGCGGTGCACCATTTACGAATGTACAACAAAGAGGGCCAGCACCATCTATGCAACAAAACTTGAGTAATGCACTTTTGGATGCTCGTCGCCCCCGTGGACAGTAATGCTCTTAAAGACGAAAGGCATGAGGCGAACATAGCAGGGATTAACATGGACTTATTGAAAATGCACCCGATGGCCCGAAAAATGGAACAAGCACAGAAATCATTTATTTCTGCTCTTGAAAGTGGAGATGGTCAAATGGCCAAGCAACACCTTAGTGAAGTACAAAAACTCAGCGATTTTTTGGCTGATGATTTGCACCAAGAGATTGCTAAATCCGATGTGGTGACCCCACAAGGCCCACGGGATATTTTTGCTGGCGGTGTCCCTGTGTTGAAAATGCAACCACAAGAAGCATCTAAGCCCGCCATTGAAGGACAGCGACTCGGCTTTATGTCTTCCTCCCGCCACAGCCCACAGTACAAACGAAGCGCAGGTTCCTACGGTCGTCGTCTTTGAGGTGATTAAATGAGTGAATCATCCGATGCTGAACAATTGATTGGTGTTCTCATCAATAAGATGGAGTCTATGGATTCCAATCTTTCAATTCTTAAGGCTGAAAATGATGCTCTCAAAAGACTCATCAACAACCCACAACAACTTCTTCGTAAAATGGGACTTGTCAATGTCTCTACTCCTTTCACAAATGACTTACAAGTTGACCCTTTCCGGGGAGATATGGCTCTTGAAGGTGGTGCTCTTCTCAAGAGTTCACCCGAAATAGGCACAATGAGTAATGAGGACATTCATGCCATGTCGTGGGAAGACATTCACGAATTGGCTTTAGGTGCAAAGGAGGGTGTACAATGAAACCACGACCAGTAGAAAACGGATATTTGACAAAGGCCATTGAACTTGAACAACGAATTGACGAATTGCTAAAAGGTGAAGATTGTCCAAAGTGTAAAGGTGGTAAACTCAACAAAATGGGCCAATGTATGAAAATGGGTTGCGGTGGCAAAATGGCTAAGGCTGACATGGCTACCAAAGATAAATACTGTATGAAGAACTTCGGTAAGAAGTATTCGGAATGCTCGGAAAAGCAAAAGGCACAATGCAACAAGTCTCATGGTAAAATGGCCAAAGCCGAACCGGGCTTCAAGGCTGAGAAAATCACCGATGTCAATCCTTCTTTCCACGCTGAATCGGGTGGACAAACCAAAAGTGGTTACTTTACCACTAACGGACGCACCATTGAGACTGAGGATGCTCCCAAGAAAAAGAAGCCCAAAGAAGCCATTGACACTCAACGCCTCGGCTCTCGTATGAATCCTCATGAGGGACGAGGGGCTGAGCGAGAAGACACGGCGGGTGGGCGTTGATGCCTAACCCAAAAGCGGCAATGCGTGAAAGCGGTGCACCAGTTATTTGTGGTCTGTGTGGAGGCGTTGAACGCACAGGATGTCAATTGCCGCAACATGGCGGAATGGATTTGCACGCTTGTCCACAATTTGTACCGCTCCAATAGGGCGGTGATAGCGTGAACGACCATTTCTTTGTGTGTAGCAACCAACTGCTTAAATCACTGGATGATGGTCTTGACCTTGTTTATTCGGCGGCTGAATACATTCTTGCCTACGAAGCACTTGACACGACTCCAAGCGAACCGTTGTTCAAATCTCTCAAAGCCACGGCTGAGATGATTTACAAGAATAAAGAACAAGCAGAAAAAGATGCAGTAAAAGTCGGTGAAACCGATTACAAATATCCCGAAGGTATGGGCTACTTGTTCGCTCTTCAACACTCACATGGCGAGCCGACCAACCATGTATGGAAAGACGGGCTTCAATCACCTGTAAACAAAAAGCACGGCCATGCAATGTGGCCGTACTACCAACCAAAGGACGGCACACATCCATACCAGCGGCACCACTTCCCGTTTCACGAAGTCAACCACCCGCTTCTTCGTACCAACGCAGTGTCGGGGATGCCTGCCTATGTAGAGATGCTACGAAGTTGGGCACTGGGTGGGCATGGTGAAGCCGAGAAGGAAATGGAAAAGCAATTCTTTGATACTCTCGGTAAAGACCATCCTCTTGTCGGTGGGTTTCAGCAAAAAGGAGGAAAGAAGGTAAACATTCTTGGTGATACCCGTCCAAACGGCACACTTCTTCATCACCAGCATGACCTCTACGAGCGAGATTATTTCCGTTGGTTAAAGCGGAACAAGAATCGTCAAGAGGAATTACTGGCTGAAGGTATGGACAACGCTGAGATGAAAGAGCAACTTCGCAAAGAACACTTTGCTGACCGAGCGGCCATGTGGGAGGCTGATGACGATAGCAACATGATGCTCAGCGACAAGTATGAAGAACACCCAACACGGCTTGGGCACCTTGGCTACATGCTTGGCCTTGAATGGTTTGACCCCGAAGAACGCACAGCCATCATGGAGCATATCGGTGAAAAGGGTCTTGACGACCATGATTTGATTTCGCTACCTAACGGACAAAAGTTTCCTTCTGCTCGCCTCAAATACAACGCCCTCATGCGTATGACTCCCGAAATGAATTGGGCTATGCGTCCAATGACACATATGGGGCGAAATGCACACTACCATCAAGAAAACAATGACAACGACTACATTGCTGGTGAAAGCAACATGTTTTTGCAACAGGCTATGGGTAGATTTGCTCACGAGCCTATGGATGAATTTGATGGTCATTCACTCTCAGAAATTATTCTTGAACGCATCCGAGACAACTACGGTATATCGGGGCATCACAAGTTTCTACCACGCCTTTATGTGGACAAGAACCCAATGAGAGAACTTGACCAAGACGAAATGAAAGATGCAATGGCAAGCCACTTCAAAGTAAAGGGAAGAAAGCGAAGTCTTGACGATGTGCGAATGAGCAAGGCTGATTTGCTTTATTTGGCTGGCTACGACCCTAAGACACGGGAGTTGATGACCGACCATCCAATTCACGGTAAATTGGAAGAACCAATTGTCAACGCTGACTTGATTGACGACATTGAATCCATGGCTAAGGCGAACTCTTCACTTCATGCTGGTATCAAGGATGCTCGCAATCATCGGGCCTTTTTTACTTCCCCACACGGCCCTCATCCAACAGAGGAAAAACCGAATTACTGGCGAAACCACAGTGACGGTTTCACTTACGGCCCCGGTCGCTTTTGGGACTCAGCCTTTGCAAAAACGGGCGGAGCAGGTATAACGCTTGCAACTTACCATGACATCCTTCACGCCACACATGCTGATGAGGACGGTCTTTCGCCATTCACAGAACTAAGCGATGCTGGTGCAAATTACATCAATGCCAATCCCGATAACACAACGCTCGCTCATCACTTCATGCCATTAAAAACAAAGTTGATTGGTGAGTTTGGCGAAAAAATGAAAAAGGTAAACACAAGCACACAGCAATTTGTTTCTACTGGTAAGGGCTTTTCATACTTCAACCAAAAAGAGTTGCTACAAAACTTGCTTTCTCCCGTAGGGCATTCCAAAAAACGAGCGTACCGGGACGGTTCAACCGGCAAGAACAACTACACAGAACACAAAACGACACTCAACCCCGATTACGAATACACGATTCGCCACATGACGGACAAAGAGCGTAAGGACAGGTTTGGCACCCATCTCAAACCGTTGACATATCCACACACAATTATTCCCACCTATCATGTGGGTGCCTTCACATCCTACGGCGCATCTCCTTCGGACAGCAATATGCACAAGAACGCACAACTGGCTCACTTCCTTGAAACGCTTGGCGGGCGTATGAATCACCCTCATCAACCAGCACAAAAATCACTGATGAAAGTTCAAGACTTCCTTCGTGGAGATGAGGCATTCAGTGGTGGGGAGAGCAAAGAACACTTCATTGATTTTATGCGATGGGGCGGTGGTAGTGGCTTTTCGTTCAATGCGTTGAAGAATCAAGTGTTGACCAATCCCGATATGAATCACGCTATGACGGCCATTACTCAAGCGTCAAAAATACTGGGTACACAAGACCCAAAGGAGATTCTTGAGTACCTTATGCACGGTAGAAACACTCTCCCGATGGCACCCGGTGTCGTTACAGATAAGCATCCCGAATTAAACACTGCTTTGTTGGGCCGAGGTCTTGGTGAGTTTGATGAACAGAAGTTGCTTTCTTCTCTTCAAAGCATGACGGAAACCATGACTGAGGAACTGCAAGCGAAGAAAAAGACACAGAAAACAAAAACCACAATGGCGGCTGACGAAAAGGATGCCGTTTCTCGTTTGCTTCAATTCGGCGGTATGTTACCCGCTTCGCAACAAGAATCCGAACTCACAACAATGCTTGAAGAATTAAATCAAGAGTTGACTGAAAAGCAAACCACTGGCGCACCCATTGAAGAATTGCAACCGTTGATGGCTGAAATCAACGATACGACTCAACAATTGGAAAAGGTACAGCAAAGCACACAAAAGAAGAGTAAAAACACAATGTGGAAACTTGATGCCACTCGTATGGAGCAATTGTTTGGTGGCCACCGACAAACCATTGCTGAGGTTGCACGAGATGTTCTTCTACCAAAATACCTTGAGCATGACCCCGATGCTTTCAATCCCGACGAGCCGGAGAAGTTTATCGCAAACACCCATCAACTGATGCGTGACGCTCAACGCTACATTGTGTCTGTTCCTCACAGTGTACACGGTGTTTCTTCAACCAATTATGGATTACAGGCTTCTGTACGAGACACCGACCCTGCGGCACAAAATCCATTCCACGCTACTATCGCTAATCATTTGTCCACAGACGGTATAATGGTTGAGGGTGATGAAAATGCTGACAAACTGTTGGACAAACTTGGAATCCAACGAACTCCTGTTGCAAAAGTGAAAGCCCAAGAACTCATTGATATGGTGGGTGAAAGAGGTGCGCCGTTACAAGTTTCTACAATTAAGAACATTCTTCTCAGTGGTAAAATCCCGAACATTGACGGGCTTGACCTCAATCATTTCACCGACGAAGAGATGATGAACAAGCCCGAAGAGGAGTTGGACGACCATGAGGCGTTCTATCGCCACGCACGAGAAAACGGGTATCATCAAGCCATTAACCACTTTGCACAACAAACTGACATAAAAGCATGGGGTGGACATCTTTCTCACGGTATTCCACGAGCCATGGGTATGAAACTTAACCCACAGCAATTCAAAGACTCAATGAAAGCCGCTGGTATTGGTGCCGTCAAAGGTGATATTCACGGTGCAAAGGGCTTTGGTAGTCAATCAAAATCCCGTAAAACAAACGACACCAAGAATCACCTTGACACGATTATTCACTTTGACCCTCGTGTACTTGAAGAAGAGGAAGGTGTCTTCACACCCGACTTGGAAATTCCTGAAACAGCAGGCATGTCTCAGTATCCACTGGGTATTCCTTCGCCCGCACACGCAGGGTTGACGGATAACTTTGACAGCGGTGCGTGGCACCATGGGTATGAAGCAACACCTACACTTGGTGCTGAGTTTGGCGACGACGGTACAATTCACATCGGTTCAAATGTAGGCACAGGGTTGTATCATTCTGTGCCGGAGGATTTGACCGCTATGATTCACGGAAAAGAAGTAGCGCAACAAGTCTATGCAAATGCACCACCACCTCAGTACCCCGACAATCCTCACCAAAGCATGAACATGGAGACAGCAGAAACAGCAAGCGAGATTCCAACTACGGTAGCGGCAAGTGAGATGACCGAACTCATCACCTCTCTACTTGACCCGGATGTGTTGTTGAGCAAGAGCGACGATGCGAAATGGAGTCCTGCTGTTCGCCCTATGCACCGCATTTTTGATTTGGCCGACCTTGAACACCTTCGTGGTTTCAGCGGCTCGTGGGTTGTAAGTAAGTGGTATGATGGGAAGCGAATTATCATTGTACGCAGTGATGACGAGATTACGGCGTATGATGAAAACGGTCGTAAGAAGGGGCTACGCAAAGCCACGAAAGAGGCTCTTGAAAAAATGAACGACAAGAACTATACGCTGGACGCTATTCTTGGTGAAGAAGAGTTGAACATCATTGACATTATCAATTACGACGATACCAATGTGGGTGAAATGCAGTTGTTTGAGCGGTTGAAAATTCTACGCTCACAGTTTGACAGTCAAGAGCCTGTGATTGTACCCGGCCCACACGATACTCGTATGACAGACGATGAGGGACTGGCCGACGCTGTAAAGAACCTCAAAGACGACCACGACAACATTTTGTTGCGAGACAACAAATCCACCTACATGCGTGGAGAGCGACGACATCCAAAGTGGATTGTTTACCGTGACAGCCGAGACTTCAACTTCATCATCCTTGACCGTCGTGGCAAAGGCCCGTACACCTATCAGTTGGGTGCTGGCCCTATCCTTGAGATTGAGGGGCTTGGAAACAGGGCTGTGGAGCATGATGGTGAACATTACATGGATGTGGGTACGGCTCATAACCAGCGTATGGTGTTCAAGGTTGGCGACATTGTTCGTGCATCCATCACGGGTATTTCCAAGAAAAACCGCAAAAACCGCCCTGTGTACAATGTACAAGTCAAGGAGTTGGAAGGGGAGGGTGAAGGAGAGGGTGCGGCCAGCACAGAATCTCTTGACCTCATGACCAAAGCATTCGCACCAATTCTTATTCCTCACGATATTGAAATCTCGGACTCACAGATTCAAATCGTGTTGAAGGGAGTTGACACAGTAGTGTACAACATGGAAGAAATAGGCGATGTGTGGTGTGTGCATTCACCAAAAAGCACGATGGGTGATTTGACCAAGACCGATTACCCTGTGGTGCTGGCTGAAAGTCTTATGCCGTTTTGGTCGTCGGTTGCTCCACTAATGGTAAAAGGATTACTCAGTAAACAAACTGAAAGTGATGTAATGCCGAAGAAGCCGAGCGATAAACGAACTGAAGAGCAAAGCGTGGGTATTCTTGAAGAAGATGATGAAAATCGCCTTCTCAAACCCAATCAAACAAAGAAAGCATTGGAAGTTATTGTACGAGCCTTGGATAAAATCAGCAAAGAGCGCATGACATGGACTGGGCCAAAGGGACTGGGTATTGATGTTGGTACACCGCAGGAATCGCCCCGTGGCCCAACCCAACTTCGTCACGAGTCAACCTTACCGGATTTTGACGGTGAGAAAAAAATTACTGATGAAAAGAAAGAGAAGAAAACCGAGCGACTGAATCACATTCAAGTAGAAACTGACGAGGGTGAAAGACTCTCTATAGACTACGACAATGACCAGCCGTTGGTGTCTCGGACTTGACGAACCATTCTTATACCATAACAGGGAGTCGGAAGTTCAATGCTGAGCATTCAACGACCTACTGACGGTATCACTCTCCTCAAGAGTGGTAACGATTTGGTTGTTGCTGGCTACGCATCAGTTGAACTTGTAGATAAGCAAGGCGACCTCATTACTCGCTCCGCCCTAAAGGATGCCTTTGATGGCTTCATGAAGGGTGAAAAGTACCGCAATGTACAGTTGGCTCACTCCAACATTCAAGTTGGCGAAGTCATTGACTCGTACATTGATTCCAACGGACGCATGTGGAAATCCGAAACGGATGACACAGGGCTGTTCGTTGTTGTTAAACTCCGCAACGATATAGAGAAGGCTCGTGAAGTAGCCGCTGAAATCCGCAAGGGCAACCTTCGTGGATTTTCTATTGGAGGGCAAGCATTCAAGCGAGTGCGAAAGTCCGACATGGAAAAAGGCGACTACCAAGAGATTTCAAAAATGGAGTTGCATGAGGTGACGATTTGTGAAAAGGGTATCAACCCCGAAGCACAGTTCCGCATTTTGAAGGAGGACAACACTATGACAAACGAAAACAGTGATTTGACAGAAATTATGTCACGACTTGAAAGCCGACTGGATGCCATGGAAAAGGGAGAACTACCTCCTCAACTCCGTGAACACATGAAGGGTAAGGGTAGTGATGAAGAAAAAAAGCCCGAAAAAGAAGAAGGTGACGAAATGAAAGACGAAAAGAAAGACGATGACAAGATGTACATGGACAAAGGAGAATACTCCGATGTTATTTCCTCCGAATACCTTTCTTGGATGGAAAACACCCTCAAGTCGGCTGGCGTTGACACTGATGGTGCTCGCCTCCACTTTGACCAACTTGAGAAAGCCCAACTTGGTGGCTTTGACAACCCCGACGCTGTTGACGGTGCTGACTACTTCGGTGGTCAAGTCCGTGGCCGAGGACAGGAGAACGGTTCTCCCTCCACTGGTGCAATCAACGCTATCACCGCTTCCGGTGGTAAAACTCCTGCCGGAGCAATGGGGCCAGCCTCATTGTCCAAGGGCTACCTCAACTCCGAAAATGTGAGTGATGCAGACCTTGAAGCCGCTTACGAAGTTTACAAAGCCGCCGCTTTGGAACAAGACTTCCGAAACAACCTTGAAGGCAACTTTGCCGCTCGCTTCAACAACGAGATGGAAGTTGCTAAATCCGAGGCTGATAAAGCCGCCTTTGACGCACGAGCACCACTTACGGAAATCGTGAAGTCCATTGAGGCTCTTTCCGAGCGCATTGACAACATCGGTGCAGGAGCAGGCACGACCATTCAAAAGTCGGTTGCATCCATTGACATTCCCTCAACGCAAGACATGGCGAACATGGGGTGGGACGAAGTTCACGCCCTTGCACATCGCACCCTGCGAGGGGAATGAACACACAAATAAATGAGGTGAAATGATATGGCAAGAGACTACATCCGAAACATTACTGACATGGAACGATACTACTACGGCGCAGGCAACGCAATGGGATACTCCTACTCCGGTAGCGAGTTGCTCAAGGCTGACGCTCCAATGCTGTCCACCACGGCTGGTACTTACCAAGCCATCTATGGACGCAAGGTTTGGAGCCAGTTGAACCAAGAGTTCAACGCCTTCTCCATCCTTCCCAAGCGACCTTGGGAACGCAGTGGTTGGCGAGTCATCACCGAGCGTCCTTCCTTCACGGTTGGCGGCGGTGTTGCAGAAAACGCTACGCTCCCCGACACCACCAAACCAACCTTCCAGCACATTGCCGCCAAGCCAAAGACTGTGGTTCACACCTTTGACATGAGCGAAACCGCAATGTTCCTGTCCGACAAGGACGATGGATTGGGCGACATTCGTGCAATTCTCAAGGAAGAAATGGGTAAGCACCACGCTGAGCATGTGAACAAGATGCTTACGACCGACAAAGCCACCGTTGCAGGGAACGACTTTGAATCCCTTGACCGTGTGACCGTTGGTGCTTCCGCAGGTTCAACTGAAGACATGTACTCCATTGACCGCAGTGCAAACTCGTGGTCGCTCGCTGAGCACAATGAAAACAGTGGTACTGACCGCAACTTGTCCCTTGACCAGTTGGATGACCTGTTCCAAAAGATTTGGACTCGTGGTGGAAACCCCAAGGTTATTCTTACTGGATACGACACCTTGATGCGCCTACAACAACTCCTCCAAAGCCAACAGCGGTTTATGGAAGAGAAGCGTGTCACCCCTACCTACAACGGTGTGAAAGGTGTTCCCGGTATTGAAGCAGGTTTCATTGTGGCCACCTACAACGGTGTCCCAATCATCCCATCCAAGGACATTCAAACGGACACTTTGAGCCGTATGTACTTCCTTGACACGGATTACTTGTACTTCAGCACTGCAATTCCAACCCAATACTTTGAGAGCGGTATTGAAACTGGCGACCCATTCGCTATCAACCGCCTCGGACAAGAAGGAATGTACCGCACCATGGGAGAACTATGGACGACTTTCTTCGGTGGACACGGCTCAATCCGTGACCTCAAGTGAGGGTTGAAAACAAAAAAACATGGATGTGTAAATTATGACGACAGAAACGAAGACACAAAAAGGCTTGACGATTTCATTTGACGATGGTGATTTCTCCACTGGAACTGTATCAGTTCTTTTGGACTTGGATATGCGAACTGGTACCCCTGTTGATGAAACGGGTTGGTTGGACGGTAACGCTGGTGGTTCATACCCCGGCACCCTTACTGGTTTCACCGCTCAAAACACTGACGGGAACGCAGTGGGCAGTATGCGAATGGTGACCATTGGTTTTACCTTGGCGGATGCCAATGAGCAAGTGCTGGTTATTACCGCAGGTGCATCAAAGATTATCGGTGTGCTCGGTACTACTTTCGCAGTGGCCGACAAGACTCTATCTGCAACTTTCACCAACACTGGTGCCGCACCTGCCGCAAAGACTGGTGCGCTCCTTCCAGCAATCGTCCTTCACGGCAAGGCTGGCGGTGCTGGAACGGTAACCGTAATGATGCTTAACTGAGTGTGATTGAATGCCCAATGTGACTTACACTGGCCCCTTCTTTGAGAGGCGTAGGCGTGATACGCCTACCTCTTGGATTCGTGGTGATACAGTAGAGGTCACGCAAGAGTGGTTAAACGAATGGCGACATACGCTACCCGCTAAACATTTCTCCATTGAAGGAGATGAAGGAGTCACCGTTGATGGTGGCGATGACGGCATCCCCGATGAAGGTTGGTCACGAAAGGACATCCTTAAGTGGTTGACCGACAACGGAGTTAGCAAGGGTAGCGGGTATCTTACGAAAACCGCCGCTCTCGCTCTTGTAGAAGGGCATTTGAATCCCACAGAATGAGGTGAAAAAATATGGCATACGGAAATACAGACGACTCAAGGCTCCATGTTCTTGGCGACATGGTGTTGATTACAGGCACATTTACTGATGGTGGTACGCAGTACGATTTTACTGACCAACTCACCGAAGTCTTTGCGGCAGGTGGACATTTGACCAGTGTGACTGGAACTGGTGTTCTCATTAACAACGGGCCGGGGTACAACCCCGGAGAAACAGGCGCAATGACTGTAGATACTGTTGCCGCACGAGCGGCACTTACAGTCGGACAGACGCTTTACGCTGCTGATACAGGTTTTAAAATTGGTGTTCTAACCGCAATCGGTAGCGATACGAGCATTACCGTTGGTGGGGGCACTGAGCAACCGCTTTTGGATGACACTGAAATAGCAGTTCTTGGTGGCCACAAGCCATCAATCACTCTTAAATCGGTTGGTGTTGATGTTTCTGTTGATGAAACCAACAACTTGGTGTTGTTTGAAGTTGGTAAAGTGAGCGCAACCGCTACTACATCAACATCCGATGGACGCTGGTGGATTCTTGGAAAGAGATGAGGTGATTCCTCGTGGCGGCACTGACTAAGATTGGCGTGAAGGTCTTTGGCCCGTTCTCCCCAAAGGAGTTCAGTGCCACAGGTACCCTTCAAGCGGCTATTCAAGCAGACATCCAAGCGATTGCTGATGCGAATAGCACCAGTTCGGTGATTGATACTGAGGTCTTCCCTGTTTTAGGCAATTTTTTCGTCATGGTGACCTATCAACTCGCATGATGTTGAGGGGTTAGCATGGGGTTTGATGTCCGAAACATAGACTTGAGCGACATTAACCGTGCTGGTAAGCAAGGTCGCAAAGCCGACTATCAATACGGTAGTGAGGTCGTATCCAACACAGACCACCCACTTGCAGGTGTGACTCAATCTCAGCGCAACCGTAATCAAGAAATAGGAGACATCCTTAACATTGGTTCGGGTACACGCTGTGTACATTGTGGATTTCTTCATTTCTTATGGAGAGCCACATGTGCTACTTGCGGTAAACCAATGGAATACAACTTAGCGCACCGTGATGAAAAGAAGAGGCTGTGAACATGAAGGTACTTATCAAAGCAATGCGACCGCACCGACAAAAGGTGTTGACTGAAGACGGACAAGAGATGCGCCTGCAACAGTGGGCAAACAAAACAGCATCAGCCGCTCTTCGTGGTGCTGGCGGAGAGGCCGGTGGTGAACAATTCACACAGGCTCGTGACGCTCTCATGCGTGAGGCTGTAGCCAATCCCGACGAGCATGGACTCAAGTTCATGGGCGAGCGTGTGCCCTTTGAGGGTCAAACCTTGGAAGAGTCGTTGAGTGAACCCGATGTTGAGGGCGAGCAAGCCGCTGTTGACCAAGAGTTTGCCCCGGAAAAGCCCGAAATACCCGACATTTTTGATGAGCAAGGTAAACTCCGTGATGATATACCGGATGACCCTAAAGTGGATGATGGCGACCCAAAAGTGCAACGATGGCAAGCAGGTAAATCGCCCGAAGAAGAGTTCAACCCCGATGCTGAGGCTGAACACCTCCGTCGTATCATGACTTCTCGTGATGTCGCTATTCGTGATGCTTGGAGTGTGTTGAAAAATGACCCGTATGATTGGCAGGGGCAAGAATACTATACACATTGTCCAAGATGCCGCAAAGGTATTTATCGGGAAGATGAAGACGATTTGTTATTCATTCATGAAATGGGTATGTGTACCGATTGTGCTATGAAGTCTTGAGGGAGGAATATGAGTGCCAGTAGTGTTCAGTCCCGGTGAGCCGGAAACCCGGCCTCTTGACCCCACTGCTGTTGTGTACTGCACCGCTCAACAAGTCGCTGACCTACTGGACATCGGCCCACAAGACGCTATCCTCATGAGTGCTGACGCTGACACGGACGCAGTATATGTCACAGGCAACGAGTACCGTCAAGTAGGCTTTAGCGTAGGCGACAAAATCCGTGTGTACAGTGATGCTGACCCACTGGGTGAAGAGGAGTTGACCATCACTGCCATCGGTAAAGGCACGAGTAGCAAGGCTGGACATGTCAAAATCACCTTTAGTGGAGCAACGCTGACAGCATCGGACTATCAAGTGGCTGACAACGGGTATGTGCAGAACAAAGCCTCGTTCACCAACGGGCGTGTTCGTGGCGTGACCAAGGCAAAAGTGGAGCATGTTATTCTTAAAATGCAAGACCGTATTGACAACATGACACGCAACGCATGGCGACCGTATTTGGTGTCGGCTGAATACATCAACTTTGACACTTACAAGCCATATCGCCGCCGTTATTATACGGATTATGTCGGTACCAGTCCCCTTCTATTCCGCAATGTCCAGCAAATGCTACGCATAGAATTGTGGCAAGGTGATGACTACCGTGAGATTTGCGGGGCTGAGGCACGCATCAAGTTCAACGATGTGTCAAGCCTTTCATCAGCCGCCATCTACCTATCACCCGGCAACGGCAGTGTAGCAACACTCGCTCAAGGCACAGGCACGGGCCAGTGGCGTGACGATTTTGACGCTACCACCGTAGCCCAAAACCTCGCTGACCTCATCAACAAAGAGGACAGGGTGGACAAGACGGCTGTGAACTTTCTCTTTACTCCAACTGATGCAACCACCACATTTACCTTGGAGGGTAGCACAAACGCCGTAGCGGTTCACAACGAGTTCTTGGCATCAGCCAACAGCGACTATGGTACGGGAGTGGTGAAAGTCACTTCCATGCGTCCTGTCAAGGCTGGTGAGGTGTGTAGCATTGTCACCACATCAAGCGACATTGAACTTGACCAAGTACAAAACAACAGCACGACATTCTCAAGCCTTGATAGTACCACCATCAATGTAGTCTCCACCACAGGTTTTGTGAACGCTGGTGTAGCCATAGATGCAAGTGGTGATGTATTCCGGTACACAGGAAAAACGGCTACCTCTTTTACAGGATGCGTGGCTGTCACTGGTAGTTTGGGTGCAATCACTGGTACGATTACACAGAAATCCTTCCTTGTGGATTTGCAAGGTGGCAGTGGTAGCGGCGATGTAGGTCGTTTGCGAGACTGGTGGATTGACCATGAAATGGGTATCGTTTACTTCAACAACTCCTATCCGTTCTTTGAGTGGAACGCCATCAAGGTAGCCTACATCTACGGTGAGCGGTATGTGGAGAAAGCCATTGAGGACATCTGTACGAAGATGGTGGCCATTGAATTGCTGATGGCTGACGACCGTAGCGTGCTGATTCCCGAAGGCACACAGAACATTGACCTCGCCAGCAAGGTACAACTGTACCAAGCCGAGATTGAGCGAACACTACCAAAGTACATTGAGATGGTGGTGTTTGAGTGAATCAGCGTGACTTCAACAAGCAGGGTGAAACAATTCATCAGCGTATGATTGAAGAGATATTCAAGAAAGACAAGCAAATGCAGGCGCAGTTTCGTGAGCAATTCACAACTCAACCTGCCGCTTTTCGTGAGCAAATGGAGCGCATTGAGGCTGGTGCTAAGGGCTTCGCCATGCAAGACGGTGTGGCTATCAACAACAAGACCGGAGAGCCAGCCAGTGAGATAGAACACAAACTCATTCAAGACGCTACGGACAAGGCCATGCTACGCCAAAACCCCGACCTTGAGCGGTACAACATGCGTCATGACAACGGTTTTATCATCCCTATTGACTTTAAGAAAATCATTGAGAAGGAGGGGCTGTGATGGTAGCCACATGGACAGAAGGGCTGGACGCTCTCATCAACCTCTTTCAGTCCGATTGGAACCGTGGAAACACCAGCAACTACCGCCCTGTCGTGCTTGACATCGCTGATACATCAGCCGAGAAAGGAAAGCGTCTTGACTTGGACAAACACGATTATGTCCTGCTGTATGAAACAGCCCACAACGAAGAAGCACCCGAACTGTTTTACGACTTTGTAACGACACGCATAAATATCACGGTTGATGTCCGTACAGTTAAGGGGCGTAAGCATTTACAGGCTCTTGAGAATGAAATTCGGAGGGTGATACATACCAAGAGGAAAGGCGACGGTACAAACTTTGACCGACTCGTGTTCAAAACCCGCACCGATTTAAGCGACCGAAGCAAATTCCTTTTCCGTATGACATTCCAAATTGAAGTCGTAATTTTAGCGGAACTGATACCATAGGTGAACAAGAATGCCATCAACAGTGTACAAGGGCGATTTGGCGGAGGTTTCTTTCGCTCCCGAAGTAGGTGTTTCAATTAACGCAAATACCGATGCAAACATGACCATTGCCACAGTTGCAGGCAACGATTTTACCACCATCACATTTTCCGCACAATCTAACGCCGTACTCTTCAAACCTTCTTTTACTCTTGGAAGCGGTGCTTACAACGATGACCCAACTATCACACACGCTTCCGATGCCAGTACCCAAATCCGAGTAGGGATGACAGTCACATCAAGTGGTGCTGGTATTCCAGCCTCTTCTACGGTAGCCAGCATAACCTCGGCTACAGAATTTGAATTATCCGCTTCCACAACAGGTGGTGCTGTTTCGGGTGCTACATTGACTTTCTTAAGTAATGCACTTCGTTACCCAAAAAACATGCTTGTGGGTTCTCAAGTCAAGTGGACTGATACTGGCTCAACTATTGATGCAAACGACACTGCTGGTGTTTTTACTATCGTGGAGAACGATGGGCGAACTCTCAAAATTTCACCAGCAATGAAAACAGGAGGTGCAACTCTTAGTGCCGCCGCTATTGACCTTCACATTCTACCTTACAAAACTCCACCATTTGACACAACTATGAATGAGTCTAAAACGGGTGGAGTAGCGGAAGAATCAGTATTGACTGACCAGTTTCTTGGTATCGCTAACGCTCTTACCGTTCCCGAAACCAAGGTAGATTTGAAGCGGTTCCATGTTGTTGGTCTTGGACGAGACACCAGCGTGCAAGTGCCCGGTAAACTGATTACGGAAGGTGGCTCTTTTGAAGTAGCAATGCACTCTGCTCGTTGGCTCAAATACTGCCTTGGTGGTGAATTGGCTCACCCAGTGGCAAACCCCGAAGCAAATCACTTCACGACGCTTGACGGTGCAACAAAAGCAGGACAGTCGTTTATCACTCTCACTGACGACCATGGTAATTTGGCCGCTAACCATTATGTACTCATTGTGGACACAACTTATGTCCCTGTGACCACAACACACGAGGCAGATATATCGGATGCCGCTTTACAATGGGATGGGTCATTTACGGACACTCGTTTTGACACCGCATTGCGTAGTGAAGTCCGTCGTGTCATCGGTATGGATGGCACCAAAGTTTACTTGGATGAACCCCTTCTTTTCCCTCACGGGGATAACATGGCTGTACAATTCATTGACTTTAATGATGCTCCCAATACAAACCCGCCCACAGTCTCATCCACTGGTGTTATTGCAGATGCACAAACACACTTACTTTTCACACATACTCACCAACCCTCCTTTGCTCTTGAGGTGTCGCAACGCCGTCGTGATGTTGATACAGACGATGGAGCAGTAGATGGTACTGCAACAGACTCCAAAGAGTTGACTCGTGTGTTCCGTGGATGTAAGGTCACCGACTTTACCCTCACGACCGACAACGATGCCGCTCTTCGCTTGGCTGTGAACTTCAACGCCGCTTTGTGCTATACGGACACTGCCCGTTTGGAAGGTAGCACCTCAAGGTATGCTTCCCATCGTATGTTCAATGATACCGCTAACACGGACATCAAAAGGTTTCAAAGCGGTATTGGGCCAAAGACCCAAAAACCATTCATGTTTTACAACGGTACAATCAACATGGCTGGTGTGCAAGTCGCACAGGTGCTTAATTTCTCCCTCACTGGCCAAACAGGTATGCAGGCATTCCATGTTATCAACGGTGAAAACAGTCAAACCAGTGCTACAAGTCAAGTTCCATTTGGTGGCTCTCGCAACACCTCTCTTATGGTTGAAGGGCAGACTTCCTACGAGATGACCATGGAAATTGGTGTGGATGACCCGCTCTTTTACCACAAAATGCGTTCCACTACTGAGTTCAGTTCAAGTGAAGACGGAACTACTACCAACCAAATACGCATCAATTTTGAAAAGACAACCACTTCGGGAACCACTGAGCGTATGATGCTTATCATTGATGACTACTACATCATTGAGGCACCACTGCAAATCCCCGAAGACAAAGGTATGGTCAAATCGCAACTTAAAATCATGCCAAAGACCATCAAGGTAATTTCACGAGATACCATCGTTAAATACTGAGGGATTAACATGAAAACATCATTTCAACAATACCGACGAATGGGTGCGCTCGGTTATGCCCGCTGGTTGTGTGAAAACAATGGAGTGGAGTTTAGCGAAGAAATGATTGACCTCATGGATAGGCATTCCATTGAACGATGGGTGATTGAGAAATCTTCCCCTGCTCCTGCTAACGAGCCAGCACCGCTGGTGGAAGAGGATGTCGTGAACCCTTTCCCTACTGACATCCAAGAATACGATTCATTGACCGTCGCAGAACTGCGTGCGCTTTGCAAAGAGCGTGGCCTACCTGTGTACGGTACGAAGGCCGAAATCATCCTGCGCCTTAAGCAGAATGACGGAGGCGTTATTCCCGAAGAAGACCCCGAAAGCCCTGCTGAAGAAGCGGCCCTTGAAGGCGATTCGGAAGCCCCTACCGATGAGGTAGCCGCATCCAATGGAGAGGAAACAAATGAAAAAGACAGTAGTGACAAACAAGAGCCTGTTATTGAAGAATGACGATACGACCAAGCATGTGATTGGGATTGACCCCGACGATGAATCACAGGTCATTGAGGTATGGATACGAGACATATCCTTCCTTGACATACAAGCCGCCGCACAACACATGCTTCGTGTTGAAAAGGGCGATGTGACACTTGACTTGGCAGGCTACTGGACATTTGCCTTCTCCAATTGGATTACCAAGACCAACCCCAGTTTAACCACTGATGAATTACTTTCCCTCAAAGGACATGTCGGAGAACAGGTCTGCAAGGTGCTCCCACAGCCACAGGAGTTGGCGGAGGCACTGCAAGGGGGGTTTACCAAGCCGACCGAGTGAGGGTAGAGAGTTTCCTCAAGAAAGACAAGTACAATTCGGTGGAGGACATAAGCACACAGATTGAACTGTGGGCTTACATCATCGCAAAACACTTTGGTATTTCACTGATGGAAGTTTACTCAATGCCCCCTCACTTGTTCAAGCAATCGCTTGTTTGGGCTATGGTATCAACCGAAGAGAACAATAAGGAGATTGAGCGTAAGAAGCAACAGGCCAAAGCCGGAGATAGGGAAGTCGTACCATTGGATTATTCGTTTTTAGACTGGGAGTGAAAGAATGTCGCTAATTTCCATGATTTCGTCCATGTCCAGCATGGTGTCACAAATTGGCCCCGGCTTTAAAGCGGCTGGAACGATGGCGATGGATGCTCTCAAAGGCTTAGCGTCTTGGTTCAACGATACCGTCATTCAACCCATTCGTGATGCAGTTGATAGTGTAGGAGAAAAATGGGATGCACTCAAAGAGATGGTTGGTGCGGTTTTTACAAGTATAGGAGAAACTGCGCTTGGTGTTCTTGGCACACTGTGGGACTTGCTACAAGAATTACCAGCAGTGTTTACACTTGAATTTTGGACAGGGTTGTTTGAGAGTATAGGTGAAACTGTCAATGGATGGGCTGGTGCGATATGGGACATGTTACCCGAATTGCCCGACTTTTTAACGGCACAATACTGGATTGATTTGTTCACTTTTGAAAGCCCCGATTGGGGTGCTATGTTCTCTTTTGAACTTCCCGACTGGTTGCAAACCTCCGTTGATTTCATTCTTGGAAACGGTGCGTTTGCAGGCTTCTCCCTGTCCGACAGGCTTGACTTCGCCTTTAACCTCCCCGACTGGCTTCTCACCACCATTGACTTCTTGACGGGAGATGGGCCGTTTGCTGGATTCAGCATTGGCGACCGATTGGATTTGGCTATTGGGGCGTTGCCTCAGCCATTCAAGTTCATCGCTGACCTGTTCCAAGGGGTATTTGGTATCTCCATTGGAGACTACATTGACTTCGGTATTGACCTTGTTGGTGATGCGTGGGACTTTATCAAGAAATTGGTTGATGACCCACTCGGCACCTTTGCAGATGTAGGGAAGGGAATCACTGAATTGTTTGAAGGTTTGACTCTTGGAGACATCGTTAAAGCACCTTTCAACTTGTTGATTTCCGGTATCAATGCGGCGTTTAGTGCTGTTAATTTCAGTATTGATATTCCCGATTGGGTGCCTTTAATCGGTGGTGAAAAATACAGTTTTGACCTTTCCGATTGGAAAATACCCGAACTTGCTAAGGGTGGTATCGTGAACAAGCCCACACTCGCTATGATTGGTGAAGACGGCCCGGAAGCCGTTGTCCCGCTTTCACAGCGTAACAACCCCGGTGGTGTAGGCATGGGTGGTGGAACGGTCAATGTCACCGTCAACGCCAGCGGCATTACCGACCGCACGGACAAACGCACACTTGCTCGTGAAATTGGTAACATGATTCAACAAGAGATGGCCCGCAACATCGGCGGCACCACCATGAGGGGGCGGTACTGATGGGCACGCCAATTCGTCTTGTACGCAACGATGGCGGCATCATTGAGTTGATGGCTACCACGATGACCATGAATGTGGACAGGGGCGTTACACCCCTTCCTATGCCCTTTGCTGGTGGCTCTCGCTTTGCCTTTGACCTCAACCTCCCCAAATCCCTCATCACCATTGAGGGAGTGATGACTGATGACCAATTGGTAAATACGAGTTCCCAACAAGAAGCAAGTGCTACAATTGATTTTTCACAGGCTTTTAATTCAACAACAGTGGACTGGCCTACAAAAATAGACGCTTTGGTAAGTGGTCATGGAAATGGTGCTATAGCAGATGCCGATTATGCCATCAAAATCAACAATTCTTATGAGGTTTATTTGGTAAAAACTTCTTCCGGTACCACCGAAGGACTTTCTTCGGGGAGGTATTACATTGCCGTTCACAACAATACTTCTGCAAGAAGCGCATCGGATATTGCGGCCAGCCTTGTTGCCCTCGTGACTACATACAGTAGTACATTTGAATTAACAGCAACCCGAATTAACTCACCAATTAGCGGTGCTACTAACACTGCGGTGACTTTGACAAATGTAAACAAAGGAAAAGCAGGAAATAATGAAACCATTTCATTTCCAAATTATGATGCAGGGGTGGATGTTTTCAAACCATATCACACTCAGTATTCGGGAGGTCGTGATTCATCATCTACCACCAACAAAAGTGCTGGCGACAAAGTGGCTGAATTGTATGCTGTGCTTAACAACAGCAACAACGGTGGAGGAGGAGCCTTTGTAGGAGGAGCGGCTTTAGTGGGCGGCGGTGCATTGTTAGCAGGTGCCGCAAGCGGTGGAGCGTTAGCAGTGCAAGGTGGCGGTGCTGGATTAGCGGCGGCTTTGGCTTTACAAAACAGTAAATACGGTGATTATATCATCGCAATTCAAATCCCATTTTCTTCAAATGTTAATAGCAACGAATCTTTGTTTTATATGCCAACTGGTGGTTTTATGAAAACAGATGATAAAACAGCAGATAACGCTGTAGTTGCAGGTTCGGAATACACTGGTACAGGGGATGAATACACAGCAATCAAAGGTACTGTAGCCAACGCTACATTCGTTCAACTTGGTGGTGAGCCGATTTATTCTTACACCATCAACTTTGCACCGATTGATTGGATATTTTGAGGTGAATGGATGGTTGCAATCGGTCGCAGTAGTCACGCCTTCTTCTTTGATGGCGTGAGCGATTCAGTGATTATCCCTCAAGGACGCTTCACCAAGACGGGTGTAAAGGACAGTAGTGGTACTAAGGTCATGACCAAGACACTGCAAGGAGTTGGAGATTCTGCCACAATCAACGATAAGGCGGCGGGAGACTTCGTAATTGAGGCATGGGTTGTACCCGACTGTGGCGGTGTGATTGCTCACCGAGAGGGGCAGTTTACACTTGAAATGGGTACCGTGGATACTCCCGGCCCCGCTGTGTTCAGCGTTAATGTTGAATCTATCGCTGGCCCATCGTATTTCCGCTTGGCTACTGCCTACGATGCCAGTACACGATGGGACGGTATCGTGTACCCACAGCAAGAACACGGCGGCATCCACGACTCGTACAATCGCTACGACAAGAGCAACTACGGTGATGCCACCAACCTCAACTTCAACAACCGACCGCTATATCATGTCGTGGCTGGTATTCAAAAGAACCGTGTGTTCTTGGCTGTCAACGGTGAAATTGTGTCTCAACAAGACATTCCGCCCGAAACACGCCTTGCACGCTCTACTGAGCATGTGTACCTCGGTGGTAAAGGTGGTGAGTTCCGTGGTGCAATTGAAGCCATTCACTTCTCAAACGAATTTGATGAGAATATGCTTCAACCATCTATGGCCATCAAGGGTAATACAACTTCGGCACTCTTCCGATTTGAAGAGCCAATAGACATCGTAGAGGGAACTTACGAGTTTTCTGCATTTACAGCGGCCAGCGATGGAACAACAAAAACGCTAACCATGACGGCGGCTGATGCACAGACGCTTATCGCTCGCTTGACCGGCAAGGCATACGACGCTACTTCACCAACAACCACATTCACAAGCACACCGTATAGCATGGGCAACTACAAGGTCGTGGACTACTACACTAACAGTGGCACAGCCGCTACCCTAAGCGTAGCGCACACACCTTACAACCTACTCATCAACCCCGGTGCCATCAATCGCAACACGCAGAAGCCCAACCAATCCCCACCCGAAAGGGTACGACTGGAAAGCATCAATGGAAACACGGGTGTTGTGACATTCAACAGCATTCATGTAGATTTCATCAACGGTACAAGTGGTCTGCGAGGTGCTTTGCACAGCCGTACAGCCAATGTGGACAATTATTTCGTGGTCATCGGGGCCGACCTGCTCATTGACAACGGCACGGGTAAGCCATACCAACCTCCGCACTACGGCACTCAAATCTTTGACAAGACGGGACAGATGGTGCTTGACGAAGGTAATGCCAGTAATCACGGGCTGGTGTACTCTTCGCAGATGGCCACTGACACCACCAACAACCCTTACGCCGTGACATGGCCAGCCACTCTTGACACCCTGTTCCAAGTAGGACACAGTGGGCGGCACACTTTCTCGCACATCATCGGCCACGAGTACATGCGCCGCTATCCCAAGCCCAGTGAACTCATCATTGACCAGCAGGCTGACGGCTCCGCTGACATCGTGCAGATGGCGTATGACTCCAACACTCGTGACATTGACGAGATGTTCCCAATGAACTCACTTCTTGACTTCTACAGCGAAACACTGGAAGCACCCATCGCTCGCATTGAGAACTCGTCCAGCGTTGCTACCATCGTCAACAACGGTATGCCTGCCAGCAAGAAGGAACTCATCGCCATTGGCGGTAGCGGCTTCAAGTATGCTCCGTTTATGCTCAAAGGCCCGGTGCCCGAAGCAGGCGACATTGACGAGAACAACCGCCTCTTCCACCTTACACCCGAAAGCGAAAGCCGTGTGGCCCTTCTGCATGTCCCTGCCTTGAGGACTTCGCATGACCTTGCCCCGTATGTTGAGGTGCATTACAACGCCATAGACCTCACAGGAGCAAGCATGGGACAATCCACCCCCATGCTCATGGTCACCAAGACCGTACCAGCAGGTTCTCACATTCTCACTGGCACAACACGGGTGTTGGATGTCATCACCTCCGACCTTGCCAACACCACACTCTATTCGCCCGGTGGTGTGATTTACCTGTCAAACGCCATCAGTGGCTACGGTTCACTCATGCAGGAGTCACACACGCTGATTGGTGACAACACGGGCGGGCAGGACAGCGACACTGAACTTGACCTTAGCCGTACACCTGCATTGTACACACCACCAAACGATGTCAATGCTGAACCAGCAGGCCCACCAAAGGCCGTCGCTCGTTCCCACAACGGAGGCACGCACGAATCCGTGTACCACCGTCTTGCCATTGAAGCGATGTCGTCCAGTCAAAGCGACACCATCACCGACGAAGGCGCAGGCAAACGCACACGCCAGCCCACCACCGACAAGTCGGGCACAGGTGTGTTTGACCTCGGCCCCACCACACATTCAAGTCGTGTCTTTGAGATGTTTAACATCATTGACAATGTTTTGATTACTGATGAAGCGGGCATCATGGCGAAGATTTTCGTTCAGCCGTCTGTTAAATCACGAGTAAATCAATTGTCGCTGGTGCGTTCCCTTGGCGCAGGTGATTCACCCAACATCGCCAGCATCATGTTCCTCATGAGCCGCTGTCGTGTGCGTGGAGTATCCAAGCAAGAAAGCCCCGAAACCAACATGACCACGGTGGTTATCACTGCTTCGGGCATCGCTGACTCCTTCGTGAATGAGAATGTCTCTGCTGTTGGTAGTGGCTCGCCCGACTCGCATGTGGTAAAGGAGATTGAACCCAACGCACCCGTGGTCACGGTCACGCTTGGTGGGCCGGGGCAGGGCGGTGTGAACACCAAGCCTACCTTTGACCCAAGCCCGCTGATGCGACTTCCGGGTTCTACTCGTCGCAGTTGCGCTACACAGGCACGAATAGTCACCACCACTGGTGCCTTTAGCATGAGCGTCACACCGCTCAACAACGACTCCCCCGACCTTAAATCATGGGGAACTATTTGTTTCCCACAGGTAGGGCGCATATTCCTTGAAGACGGTGCAAGTGCGGCATACACAGAAAAAACGGGCGCAGGATTCTATTTCAGTGAAAGCAATGCAGTGGCCAGTAGAACATTTTTGGATGGTGCAGGTACGGCGTATGCGACTTTCCACGAGTGGTGTAACGCCACAGGTATCATCAGTCAAGGCTCAGCAGGCACTTATTTGACCTCGGTTTACATCTTCAACGATGGAGACTTTGACAACGACTCATTGACACAGGACGGTAGCACCGTCAATGACCGCTTGTTCCAATCGCTTGACGATGTAACGCACGACTATCAGTTGGGCACTCAATATGCCAGTACCCGTGCCATGGTTGAGATACCGATATTTCCTCAGCAATTCTTTGACCACACCGACCTTGGTATTTTCCCCGGCCCCGATAACAGCATGAAAGTGCATGTAGATGCTACCTACACCGCTCACACATGGAACCCAACACCAGTGGGTAGAAGAGCAAACGATGTTGCCACAGCGGATAAGAGCGCAAAATCAGCGTATTCGTACACTATCAATAATCAAAATTACATTGAGTCGGCTACCATTCTTCGTATTGAAGATGCTACTGCAAGCCACAAACACACAAGCACAGGCACAGGCACAGGAGGCACGACTTACACCAACCACTTCCACATTTTTGTATCTCATCCAAACATGTTCCCCGATGCCACAAACTCTTCCGATGCTACGCCTACAATTGTAGCGGCTGATGAAGTGGGTAATCTCAAGGGAATTAACCGCCTACGCAGGGTATTTCTCACCAGCGGAGAATGGGCTGTGTATGACAATAATCCAGCGTTGGATGGGTTTTTGTCAATTCCAATCAATGCTACAGGAGGTTATTTTGATGGGTATTCCGAGACATTCTTCCAAAACGCCATTGTTGGGGCAAAAATCCATACAGGTGGCGGCTTCCGAAATGAAACGCTCATGCCGATTGACTCCGATGCTGAGTTACCATCGTCGGATTTGGAAGGCCGCTCACCATTTTATTACGATGCGGCAAACATGAAAACGCAAGGTGGGAACCTTGATTACGGCCTGCGCCAGTATGTTTCAGCCGTGGAGTTCAAGGCTGGCCCATTGGCCAACCCACACGCACCTCGCACCATATCAAAACGAGCAAAATCAACCATCATGCAAGTACAAGAAATAAGTGGTAATGCAACCGATGGCTTTCAATTCAACATCATTCTTGATGATGCTTCACTTTTTCCCGATGTTCCATACTCAAGGGACAGCAATAATAACAGCATCGCTGAACAAGGCGATTTAACCTACATTGCTGAAATTGGCACAGACACTCCGCTTGAAGTGTACTATTTAGGCAAGTTGGATTCAATAGCAGGTGCAAATTCTGTATTGGTAACAACACCAAAAAATGTTTCGCTGACTGTTGGAGACTTCGTTGGGGCTGAGTTTAAACTTGTAAAAGCAGGAAACGCCTTCCAATCCATAGTGAATCCCGCAAACATGCAAAACCAAGAGTTGCAAACGGCTACTTTCCATCCATCTACATCAGCCGAGCAGTGGACATTTGTAGGTGCCACATCAGCAGGTGCATCCACAACGCTAAACATCACAAACGGAAATAATCGCTTTGCTCATGCTAACACCATCGGTACGAACATTCGTACTGGTGATTTGTTATTCCTTGAAGATTCAAGCAATGTCATAAAATATGTGGGTGAAGTTGCAGATGTAAAGTCCAATTTGACAAGCGGGGCACACACAGTTGTCACGCTTGTGGCCGCAAATGCTGTTGCTGTAGCAAATGGCGACGATGTGCGTATAGGTGTAGGCACCGTTGTGCAGAATGACGCTGATGCCATTCTCAACCGAAGTTGGGTCTATCCATTCGCTCAAGGTGGACTACGAGATGGAGATACCGTTTGGATGAACATGACCATCAATAATCCACATGCTGTGGAAGGGTTGTTCGCCAAAAGTAGAGGTGTAATGAATGAGGCTTTTGTTTGGAGTGGATTTAACGGTGGCGAAGGGGCACTGGCAAATCGTCCAAGAGATTCTATTCCGCTTGAAAACTTCTTGATTGGCAACTCGTGTCTTGAAACAGCGCAAAACTTTGCTCAGCATGTAAACAAGACAGTGGAGATGAATTACGAGGCTATGGGGCTGGACGCAACGCAGGCTCCCACCGTGGCCTACATTGACCCATACCTTTCTACTGACGGTAATGCTCGTGTCCTTTTGTTTGATGTGGGACATGACCGTGAGTTCATTGCCTTTCACGACCTTCACATGCAAGTGCAATCCAGTGCCGATACACCAACAATTGGTTTTACTCGCAACATCGCATACGAAGGTGGCACCATCAAACTTGACAAGCATCTTATCAGTGTCAACGGCGGTGCTCCCCATTACTTCACTACGCAGATAGATGTAGCCAATGGGTTCCCATCGGAGAACAAGTATGTGCGCTCTACGCAACAATCAAAATTCATTGAGAGTGCCTACGCACACAATGTGCCCAATACAGCATCACAAGACCTCGTGGACGGCACACCCGGCTCCGATACCAAATACACCCTACAAGACCCAAGTAGCCTTGGGAACAATCCGTTGTTGCGAGGTAAGGGACACGGACACTTTGTACATACTGGATTATATCACGAAGAAACAGGGAACACACATACTGTGGGTGATAGCGTGCTTCCTCGTGTACAACCTGCTGTGGCATCAGTGTATTACGCAAATGAAATTCACAAGTTGATTCGCAAAGCAAAAGAAGGAGATTTGTTGTTGCGTGAACTAAAATTACACCGTGCAACTCAAAACCCCGCTACGCACTCTTTGAAAGATGCAAGCACGCTCTTTGACACACCCGATGGTACTCGTGTTATCTCAGCATTCCTTTGTTTGAAGGGGAAAAGAAACACTACACTTGAACTTGCCAGCCATGAAGAGTCTCGCTTGCAACACCTCAAACATTGGACACAGATGGACTTTGTACGCCGCATGACACTTGATTTGGGTGAAGTTGGTGTGAAGGAAGGTGTCACGGATATTGAGGCGGCGGCACGAGAAATGGTGCGCCTCATCAATCAAGGGGGTGCGCTTAACGGTCGCACACATGCTCGTCGTCCATCACAACAATACCCCGGTGAAAGTGAGCGGCTTGACCTCACTCGTATTGGTGTGCGACAAGACACAGCAGACCCGAACAAAGACCCAACCTCCGCTCACATCAACGCTGATTTTGCGGCTACAGGCTCTACCTATGACCCTGCTCCCTTTTGGTATGGAGACATCGCCTTTGACTCACATGACCGTGGTTCACACATGGGTTATGTTCGGGCGCACATGGGTCGGGTTGTTGAAGACATCAACGGCAACGAGGGCTATAGCATTGTTATTCACTCTACTATTCCCGGTGCATCGGGTCGCAACTTCTGTGTGTGGCTTGACAACAGCAAAGGGCAATCTTCCTATCAACCGCAATTCCTCATCGGTCATGGTGGTCGTTTCCGCAATTTTTGGGCACAACCCGATGAAATACTGAGTGAAAACATGCACCCTGCCCCTATGCCGCTTAACAAGGATGGAAGGCCATTTGCACCAGTCTCTACTTTGCGTGAGTTCGTAGCACAAGAAGAACCGGATGAGGCTTTCACCAGTAATCACGATATTACCCCACGCCGTAATGAAACGGCTAACCCCAAGGGACGAAACATTTCCGCTCATCTTGGTGGTATCGCACATAACAGCGTAAACGACGAATCGTTTGAAACACAAAGCCCGTCCACTGCGTTGGTTAAGGGATTGCGAATGGGCAAACAAGCAACTGGTCGTATCAACTTCGGTGGGCTTGTAGCGTCGGGGGTACCGGGATTTTCACCTATCGCTGGTAAGCATGGGCTTGGGCGCAAGGGTGATGACGAGTTTGACAAGTTGTACAACGAAGGCTTACCCAAAGCGGGCACATCCCCTACAGCCATCACTTCATACAGTGGACATGTAAACACTGCTGAAATAACAGACGATGCGGTAGGAGACACACCATTGTACGGTTTCCGCTTTAACGACCACCGAGGACAAGGTTACGGTGTGCGTTTCATTTATCGCAAAATGGATGAAGCGTTTGCCAACGATTTGACAACCATACCCTCTACACTTGATGATGAGATTTGCGTTTACTTTAACGATGGGGATGTGGCTAAGGGTGGTTTTACCATTGGACAGCACATGCTTGGCTTTGGTGATGCTACAGGGCGATTGGATGTCACTACTGTCACGATGAACAGTTGGCGAGGGAATCAATGGCGAGGGGTGTATGCTCCTTCGGCTGGAATTGATTGTGCTATTTCTTGGGATGCAAGTGCAACCACGCTTACGGTACAACTTGGTGCGCCGTTTGATAGCGGGCAAGAACTTGGCAACCACCCCGACATTCTTGGTTATCTCGGTTTCCCTCGTCAAAACGGTGTCATTCAAATCACTGACCCGATGACTGGTACAACGGATAAGGGAACTGTGGGGAATGTCATCTCTTACGAAAGCCGTACACAACTGAACAGTGCTGGTGATTCGGGAGTTCACACATTCTACGGTGTGAGAGGAAGTGAGTTTACAGCATCTCACTCATTGACCGGTCTTACGGCAACTTCTCTCACCAATACTGCGGTGTCAATGTTTAACGCATCTACAGACCGCATCATCAAAGCACTTATTTCACCACGAATCAATTGGACAACGCTGATGACTGATGAGTTGATGGCGGCTGTCACTGCCGAGGCTATCAACATGGCCGACCCAAACACACCCGAAGGCATTCCGTTTGATTGCCGACACATGTATGCGGTTGACGGGCGTACCTTTGGAGAGTGGGGTGTGGCCGCTGATGCCATCCGAATCCGTGCCCACAACCCACAGCGTGGCGCACGCCCACTGTCCACAATGTTTGAGGCATCACTGCACCGAGACTTGGGTATTGAGGCACCACATCTTGAATTTGGTGAGTACGAAAAACTTGACCAGTCATCAAACAGTCAATGGACGGTCACGGCACCGGCGGCTTTCAACAAACCTGTATCGGATGCTGATATTGAAGACAATCACCGCAAAGTAGATTGCGGCTACTTACCCCACACTGTCTTACAGATTCGCACAAAAGCCCGTGGTTATCACACCAACACACCCACACCCATTCTTGTTGACTCCTATAACGACCCTGTGCCTACCAAGACTTGGGCGAATAACCTCAAAGGATTGACTTACACTTCTCGTAGCGGCGACCACATTTTACCCGCTCTTGACAACGCCTTGGTGACTACAGACTTTACCCACAGTGATGATGTTTTTACTACAAATTCCGGTGAAACAACGACACATATACTTGTTCCGGCAGGGGAAGAAGCGGCTACATTTGACAGCCTTACCAAGTTGGTTTCTTTCGGTGATGCAAAGGTCATTTGGTCGGGAAGCAACAGGTTCGCTACTGTGACTTCTGTTCAAGGTGCTAATTCTGCAACCAAACTGAAAGTTGTTGCAATAAATTACAACGAAGAATGGAATACATTGTACGGAGCAAGTGCTGATAGGGCCGATGTTTTGTTGATGCTTCATGCTGACAAGGATTTCAGCGGTTATCGTTTGTATGGAAGCATTGAGAGTGAACCAGTTACTTACTTCAAGAACGGGCGTGACAGCAACGACCACAGCGTTCCACTCTACTTTGGTGGTGGATTTAGCGGTGTGGTGTTGGATGTCAACGACGGTTCGCAAAACGATTACTCGTCATTCTACACACATCCATACTCCAACGGCCCGACTGGTACAGCAGGCATACAGAACGCTAACGAAATCAGCACAGCGTATGCGTTGATGGATTGCAACGCCCTGCTTGCTTTCTTCCCCGGTACCCCATATCTCAATCAACATCGTGGTAGCATCAACCCACCAGCCTACAATCAAAACAATGTGCTATCTGCCGATATTGACAGTGGAACTCTACCCAATTTGGCATCGGGTCAACCTTCGCATGTCACAGCACGCTACACTGCGGGAATTGTACGCCAGCGTCCAATCCCACTCATCATGCGTATGCCTCATCAAACGGCACGCTATACCGACCACAAGACCGCCACGCCGTATTTCACGACTTACCTCATCTACGGCCCCGGTCAAGCCTTCCCATTCAATGAAACAGCAAGCAACCTCGGTGTTGTAGAGCCTCACCCCGGATATGTTGTCACAACAGGAAACTCATGGAGTAAGGTACCTCACAGCAAGAACCTACCCAACGAGATTACCAACAACGACAACGATTACGGCCCACCCGATGCTAATTACCAATCAAGACGGAATCGTTTCCACTGGCAAACAACATTGAATTGGTCGCCAGCACAAGGGACACCAAACATTGGCGACACAGGAGCGAGTGGTTATGGGTTGAAACAACGACCCGAACACGGCTACCATTACGGTGAGCATTTCATGAATCCCGTAAGTGGTAGAGTGGTAGCAAACAACGAGGCTGATTACAAGAAAGCACATCCCTACCAACATTGCGCCATGGCATACTACGGCATTGCTATGAGTGCTGACATGACTTTCCACATGGACGGTGGCTACCACCCCGGTGGTTCATGGATGGACAACCAAATGGCATTCAACCCACCCATGGAAAAGGACGACTTGCAAATCAGTAAACTGTTTGCAAACGCTGTACAACCTACGGCTTACCGTGTGTCGGGTGTGATTGCCAAAAGCGTGCTTGCTGGTTCATTGGGTGAAACAGCGACAGACTTTGACCGTGAAATAATTGTCGTAGATGGCACACGCTGTCAAAACGGTGAAGAGTTAGCGACTATCATCGGCCAAGCCATTAACGAAAATCCCGGCAAGGGCGCACTCAAAGCCATGGGTGGTACCTTTATGCCAAGCATGAGCAACGCTCAACGCCAAGACCGCTACGGTTGGATTGAAATGGACTATGGTGACCCATCAAATTCTTATCAAAATGCTACCACTGGTGGCAGTTCACAATCATACATTGAAGGTTCAATTGCGGGTTCAACAAGAGATGTTTTAGAGCAAATACCAGCATGTGGTTGGATTCGTACCGATACGGGTGGAAGAAGCCACCCGTCCACTGCGCCAAATAATTCCTGTCCTGCATTTGCTCCATATCATTCTCGTGAAATTTATGAAAAGGCTGGTGTGCTGACTGTGCGATTTTGGTTGGCACCAAACAAAATTACTGGTAAAGCACAGTTTGAGGACATGACAACTTGGCACAATAGGTGTGAAAGTGCGGGTATAACTGTGCCCGACTTTGACCTCACGGCTGTGCCACCAAACCTTCCAACTAAATTGTATGTGTGGAGCAAGTCGGGCGTACATTACCACAACAACGCTTACGACACACCTCGTGACCACATGACTCGTTCTCACTTTAGTGGCCTTGTGGATGCCATAGACCGCACACGACCCGTAGGTGCAATGGGCTGGTCGGGTGAGCGATACTCATACCTTAATTCGTTGAAAGTTACAACTTCATCATTTACCGATGCGACTTGTGATTACAACAACGCTACGACCATTACAATGGACTCAACTGCTTTACTCAAGAAAAACATGCTGGTGAGCGGAACAGGCATACCAGCGGGTGCGTTTGTGGTTTCAATCACCAATGCTACGACCTTTGAATTATCAGCAAGCACAACTGGTGGGGCTGTGACAAACGGTACGCTTACCTTCACCACGAACCTGTACGGTGCGGGCTTGGGTGCATGGCACGCTAAATTGGGCTTCTCACCTTACGGGCCAGCATCAAGTGTAATGAGTACATACAGCCATTTACCACACTACGCACCAATGCGAAACTCACCCGAAGCCAGTGGGCCAATAAGTGGAACAGATAACGATGAAACCATGCTCACTACACCCTACTCATGGACTTACGCTTCTACAAATACAAATCCTGCATATAATACTGATAAAACAGATGCGGAACACTCGGACTACTTCGCTAATCCCGTACACATCGGTGATGCAGATGCAGTGCCTCGTGCTCTTCATCACCCACAAGGTGTCTTTGGTCGTGCCTTCCTTGTCATATCGTATGAGGGTGAATTGGGTCTTGTAGCAAAGCGTGACCGTGACGGTGTGACTGCTATGGGTGATTGGTTGGCTGTTGTCAACAAAACTGCTGGTGGTGTAGCCGCCGCTACAGCCATCACCTTTGCTGGTACTGCACAGTGGGACGAGCGAATCCACAGTGTTGACAGGTTCGTTGCACCTGCTCACGGTGGGCCAAACATTGAGGCTCTTGTGACCAATTTGTCTCTACCTGCTGATGATATACCAGCAGACCCATTTTTGTTCAATGCGCCTCTTGCCGCTGATATTGAACTGTTTAACGCTGAACCATGCTATGCAAAGACTGGTGATTTATTCTTTGACCTTGATGAAAGCCCCGGTAGTTTCTTTTTGGAAGACGCTACCAGTGTAGAGCGCAACCTCATTACAGACCTCAAAACGAGTACCAGTGCTGAACTTGACCGATATGGCGACGATGCCAACTACTGGCTTGGCGACACCAACGCTTTCAAGATGAATCAACGCTCACCCGCCAAGAACTTCTCCGTTGAGCATGTTGTGTGGAAGCGTATGGATGGAGGTAATCTATCGTTACCAGCCGTCAATGCTCGTGGTCTTGGTGCTGTTCCATTTGTCACTCGTGTCTTGAGTAACACACCGCATACGATGGGAGAGAAATTGTACGGTATCAACCGATTCTCGTTTGAAACAACCAACAGTGCCATGTTCCCCATCATACAGGCGCAAGAGTTGGCACACCCACAAATCGCCGCCGCACATCCCGATGAGTTGCGAAATGTATTGGCCATCCCCAATGAGGAATTGCAGTTTGAAGAGATGCAAGTTGAAGACGACACGGGCCAAATCCACATCATTGAGGGCGGCTCGCCATTCGGTACGATTATTCGCACCTTCAACGCCGTGTCCGACCGTAGCGCAGAAGGGTTTGCGCCTGCAACCGCAGGTAGTGGTGTAGAGCCTAACCTCAAAGTGCGTCTGCCCCATCCCGATAGCATCCCCGGCAACCTTCTCATTCGTGCTGGATTTGACCGCCTGCAAGCCTACCAAAACGAAAGCATGGGCACTGGCGGTATGATGCGCCCAATGTCAAGCAGTAGCATCAAGCATTTGTTTACTGATGATACAAAGGGGCCACGCCTTGGTGGTACATTCAGCGACCACAACTGGGAACACATCAGCCAAGGTTCGTTCCCCGACCCGACATACGCAGGATGGGAAACAGCCACGGGCAACGCACCACTTGAAACATCCTACGAATTGCACGACCGCACACTGTTCTTCCACATCACGAAGAACGGCAACACGCACAGCCACCGCCACCCAACTTTCTACACACATGCGGGTGGTGTAGTCAACGCTGAATTGACGGCTGTATCGTTTAGCGGCACCACTCTCACTGTCAACACTGCTCCTAACGCTTCGCTGTTTAACGAATCTATTCGTGATGGCCGCAAATTCCTACGGTTGTATGACCCCACAACCGATAAAGGTGGAGTTGCATCGTTCACGGGTATCAGCAGTTCTACTTTCACAGGTTGTGTAGGTGATGCCGACTTTGCCGAATTGGTCAAGTCATCTATCACAACGCTCAAGGTCGTACCTTCGTATTACATCCCTGCTGGTAGCACTCGCTTCTTTGCATCACGCCGCTTGCGTGACCATGCGGAAGTGAGTGGCAACAGTCCCGACATTGTACACAGCACCTATATCACAGGATTAACCCTCAACGCTTTGTTGTGTCATACGGTTTATTCAAGGCCGAAAATGACACCAATGGCATTACCAAGAATGGGGCATCACTTTGTCAACCCTACAATGGCCATGCTCCCCGGCCATTTCGCTCATCCTGCATACCAAGGGTTGTACAACAAACACCGAGCAATCCGTTCTGCTACGGTTAAACCGCACGAAACCTTGTTGATGGAAGAGCAAACCATGAGCAATTTGAAGACTGACATCTCAACAACACTCACAAACAATTTACACGGTTACGATACCCTGCATACTTTCGGTGCGCTCACGGCCACACCCAGTGGGCCAAGCGACATACACGGTGGGGCTTTCACGCTGATGTTTGAGTCCAAGATTCGTAGCGACGGATACGGTGTGCTGGCATCCGAAGGACAGGCTGGTGTCATCAATGCCGCTGGTGGACACACCATCGTGTTGGAAGCCGCCGCTACCTACACCCTGCGTCATCACTTCCCCGACCCAAGTGAAGTGGGAGCATACCAAATCGTCATTCAACCTAACATCCACAAATCACAACTCATGGGTTATCACGCCAATGGTGGAGCAACAGCACTACCCGATGGTTCGGTTAATGAATTGACCAGCCAGCAGGTTGCACTGGTTATTGGCCTACGAGAACCCGACAGTGCCACGGGTGCTGTTGGTCTTGTGTTGGCTGAGGCTACGATGGCCGATGTACGAGGCTGTGAGGTGTTTGTCAATGAGTTGATTCTTGACCATGACCCCGACCACGGTAGCCAATTCACCAACATCCCACCGTTGATGCTGTACAACGCATTGGGTGTACAGGCAACCGAAAGCCCCGCCTTTGTCAAGCGTTCACTTCCATATCAACCACAAATGTTTGATAACGCTACACCGGGTATGACGACCAACATACCATGGTGGAGTATTGTCCATAAAGACGGCCCCGACCACGCTGACGCTACAGGGTTCCGCCATCTCAACCATCACCGACTTGACAACTACTACGAGTTCCTTCGTGCAAGCACAGGAAGCATAGCGTGTCAAATCACACTCGCAGGTTATCCAAGCATTTACCCCGACATCTACCACGAGGTGCTTGAAAACATCAGCCTCAATCCTGTGTGTACTGTAGTAAGCGTTGATTCTACAACTCAAATCACTGTTGATGATGCTCGTGGCTTCCCACAGAAACCGTATTACGGCAACAAGTTGGAATACACGGATGTAAACGGTGTACGACGCACACACACTTACACTGAGCGTAGCGGGTACGATTCAAGCAACATGAACAAACCAAAGCAGTTTACCATCACAGCCAAGTCTTCTTTCACCAGCAATCTGACCGCTGGCACAAAATTGCGCCTTACCCGTGCCTACGACTTCCGCCCTGCTGGTGCCATCTTTACAGACTCCAAGACCAGCATGGTGACACGCATTTTACCGCAGATGCTACAGGGTAGCCGAGATACCAACAGCCTACATGTGGCCGATGCCTTCCTGTGTCTATGGCACCCCAACCTTGGCCGACCACACACCTTCTACTCGGATTCCAGCCGTACATGGCTCAACCCGTTGACTGACCGTGCTGTTGCCCAAAAACCATTGAACAGTATGCCCGAACACTTTGAGACTGTACACTACCATGATGCGGCATACTACGCCAGCCTCGGCCCGTTTGCGTTTGACCGCAAAACGCCGGCCCCTCCATACGAAATCATTGCTCACGCCTCAGTTGGAACTAATGTGCCATCTACTGTAGTATCGGTAGATATTCCCAATAAACTCATCACCACAACTCGCAGAACTGCAAAACTTGTCGGTGGAACAAAAATAATGATTGATGGTATCGCTTACACGGTACAAGACGACGGTGGTAGTGTATTTGACAATCATGTACTTGGTGTTATGCCTGTTATTGAACCAATAGTCGCTACCATACCAATTGGTTCTACCATAATGGCACACGCTATCGGAAGTATGCTAACAGCCGATGTACTTGACACCACCTTTGGTAGTCCGATAATTGCTGGTAACTTTGACCCACAGGGTGGGCAGGCCGATGCTTCCGATGCCGCAACCAAAACCAATCTCAACCACTACTGGCCGTGTGGTAGTCGTGGTGGCCCACTCATCAGCCGACTTGACGGGTATGGGTATGTTTCTACCTCATGGGACTTCCCACGAGAATACACCTTTGACGGCCCGGTGTGGGCTGACCAAGACGATGACGGTTCGTATGTTGTCACCAACGGTGTGGTCAAATCCACATACGATGCGTTTACCGATGCAACATGCGACTACAACAATGACCCGACCATCACCATGGATTCTACGGCAAAACTTGTAGTCGGTATGGGAGTAAGTGGCACAGGCATACCGGGAAGTGCCACGGTTTCATCCATCACCAACGCTACGACCTTTGAGTTGAGTGCGTCCACCACGGGTGGGTCTGTGACGAATGGCACGCTCACATTCACTCCTGTACAAACACGCACCCGACCATTCGGTTATCGTATTGGCCTACGCCAACCCTACAACAAACCACAATGGTCGTTGTATGGTATGCGTGCATTCCGAGAAGCCGCTGTAACTGGGACAAACACCAGCGTGGGTTATCCACACGGCCCACTTGTGCAAGGCGAGACTGAAACATGGACATACGCAGGTGGTAGCGGTCTTTCCAATGGCACATACCCCAACACTCAACTCGGTATTATGGAACGGCAGACCAACTTCTCCGGTATGCTCGGTGTGGATAAACCCGAATGGCAGGTGCGCTACAGTGATGGAATGCGTATGGCTCGTGCTTTCGGTTGTCCTGTACGCACACTACGCAACGCAAGCGGCGTGCTACGAGATTGGTGGGGAGATGGAGAAGGAAAGGGCATCTACAAGTTGGATGAGGCTGTAGCGTACTATTTGGTGGACTGGTGGGGTAACACCCGTGGTGAAGAAGTACGCCGTCACCCTGTTCGTGGTTTCGGTATTCGCCCTGCGTGGGATGCTGGTGATGTGTACGAATATGACCGCACCGGCAACAAAACACCGTTTGACAGAATCTACAACGGTGGCTTCCCAATCATGAATACGAAAGCGTTGATAGATGCTTCGGGCAACATCAGTGTCACGACGGGCTTTACTATACCACGCTTTGCTGGACGGCTTAACAATGTAAACTCTAACGACGCTACTGAACTTGTGGATGTGTACTTCCCCACCAACGCTCACCGTGTTGGCGACGACGGGCACGGGCGTGGTTTGCGATACCCTACTGCCTTTAACGAGGATGTGTTGACAGCCCTTGACGAGCCGTATCACGCATCGGGTGTTGTGTTGTCTCATCACACCGCTGAGCCGAACATGAACGACGGCTACATCCGTGCTCGCAACGATGTGTTGCAGGCTGACGAGGTGCCTCGTGGTATCAGCGCACGCCTTGACATCGCAGAAGACGGCTTGCTCAAGCCGGAAGCCGTGGTAAGCGACCGTGTAGAAACCGTGAGCGGTGACTCTCCACACAAAGACGCTGTAAGCCGCAGTGCACCCCGCATTGGACTTGACACTGAGAATGTAGAGGGTGTGGATGATAACCTCATTGCCATCAACACCGAGGCTCACAGCCTACACTCCGACCGTGGTGTAGGCCAGCGTGTTATCGTGCATGGTGGTATGCAAGCAGGCTCGCAGACGATTGGCCATTACGACCTCACCGCCCTTGACTTCAGCGGCCAGCCGCAGGGTGGTGCTATGCGACTCTCCCATACCTCCAACTTCAACCCACTCGGCGGTACCTACATTGCAGAAGCCCGCAACTTCGTATCACCTATTGACGATACTGAATGGGGCGGCATTCCCACATCCGGCATGGCGTTGTGGCTCAAAGCCGATAGCCTTGATTTGGCAGACGGGGCGGCTGTAACATCATGGAAAGACAGCGGGCCGCATGGCTTTGAGTTCACACAATCTACTGCATCCAAACAACCAGTCTATATTGCGTCATCATCCAATGTGAACAACATGCCAGTTGTAGATTGTGATGGAACAGACATTATGAGTACACCATTTGATGCTCGCTTAAACACTACCGATGTAACACTCTTTGTCGTTGCTTGGTCGGATGACGACGATGGAAATGCTCAAGGGGTTTTGGAAACATTCGCAAACAGCCCAGTAACCCGTGCTGGTCATTCGTTGTTTATTCGGTGGGATTCAAGCGACAAGTGGCAGTGGAGAGGTGGTGCTGACACTACTTACACTGTTGTAAACTCCCCAAGTAATGCTGTAGTCGTTAATCAAGCAGAATTGGTTACTGGAACCATAGCAGGTGGAGATGGCGCAGGTAGCAACGCTAACTTTGAACTATTTTTACAAGGTGTTAGTGTAGGAAGTAGCACTGGTGCTTGGTATGTGGCTGATGAAGACCCATATGGTATCGGCCATGTAGGTTCGTTTGAATTAAAAGGTAAAATTGCAGAAATCATTCAGTATAATCGGGCTATGAGTACAACAGAAAGACAACAAGTAGAAGGCTACCTTGCGGAAAAATACGGATTCACAAACAATGTTTCACAATGGAAGTCCAGCAACCCATATCAAACCGACACCAACGGGCACCAGCGTACCAACCTCACCGACAAGCGCATTTCCTACATGTTGCGCCCAGTTCGTTTACTGGACAAACAACATGCCGAGATGTTCCGCTCCAACCTCAACTTGCACTCATCAAGCCCACAGTATGGTAGCAACTACTTCGGTGCCACCGCTGGTGGTAAGTACGGGCTATATGTGTACGAGACAACCAACGGTCAAGCATCGGCAGGCTCCTACATTCGTAGCACCAACCCCGACACCAACCCACCTTATGCGCCCGCATACTACATGGACATCAGTACAAGTGACACTGTGCCAATGAGTCAAGGCCCGAAAATCATCGGCACCGCCGCCACGGGCTTTGATTCATCGTTATTGGACAACGAGATTACTCGTGTCGTGATGAGTGAAAACACCCTGCAACACTACCGTGCAGATGCCGCTCGCCGCCGCACCCATCAAGAGGGCGAGAGCAAGGAAGAGCGCATGGATTACACCGTCCAGCCTCGTTTCTCCCAATCCCTGCATCCCAAAGGACATAAAGGAGATGTCTCCTACAATTCAAATGACCATAGTGGTGATGCTTCGTGATGGATTACGATTTTTGTGATTGTTGTTCGCCTGCTGAATTAGCCTTTGCTGTAATGAAGGCCAAAAAAAGTAAGCCATTTCATGGTTATAACCCAAATAAGCACAGTAAGAAAGGTGGACTGAACGCTAAAGGTCGTGCCGCCGCCAAGCGTAAGAGTGGTGCAAACCTCAAACCTCCCGTGACAACCAAACCAAGCAAACTCAAACCCGGCTCAAAGAAGGCAAAGCGTCGTAAATCGTTTTGCGCTCGCATGTCGGGTGTCAAAGGCCCGACCAGTAAAGGTGGTAAACTCACACCAAAGGGAGCATCCTTGAAGCGATGGAACTGCTGAGGTTAAGCCATGACCGTCCTCAAGAACACAAGGACTGGTCGGTACAGCACTGATGCAGATGAGGTCATGACGCATGTGCGTAAGCCCGTGTTCGTGGACAACGCCATTCATCACGGTCGCATCAGCGTGCAGAAGGCAAACAAGGCTAAGGTCACGGTAGAAAAGAAAAACACTCGTAATTTACAAGTGATGCCGCAACGCAATTACCGCATCCTTGAGGGTGAATCGTACATCCAGTTGTCGCATAACAATACCCCCGGTCATTCACTCAATACTGCCCCTTTCTTTGCTGATGATTTAATTTCCAGCACCAACAGCCCCATGCTCATCTACAACGCTGACGCATCAGCGCAACGCCTGTTGCCGCACACGGTTGAATCATCATCGTTTGGTGTGTTGGTAAACCTACGCAACATGAAGGGTAAGACGCTGGATGGTATCGGGTTCACTGGTCGCACTGTCAAACTCGGCCAGCCTGTGGATGTGGGCCTGCGTACCACAGACTTGGCTGTGCGCCTTGGTGAGTCCATCAACAGCGGTGCAACCAGCGTGAACATCTCACGCCCACAGAATGTCACCGCATCATCAGCACGCAAGCATAGCACACGCTTCGTGGGTCAAGACTTCAACAACATGAACCTCATGACCGCTCTGCGCTTCCTTGGCCGTCACGACAGCCGTATGCTCCTGCTTGACCGCTTCGGCAACCTGTTGTACATTCCCATCACATTCAGCGAGGCAAGCGTGTTCGTGGACAAGAACCTGCGATTCGGTGCCAAGACCGATAACCCGATTGAGAACATCGCTAACCGTGTCACTGTGCAAGGCCAGCCGTTGGCTCTCAATGACTTGGTGATTGTCACGGTGGACGATGTAGAAGGACAGGTAGAGGAAGTGCGAGAGGACAGCGCACCTATCGTGGACAACACCGCCCGCACCACCAACGCCGCCCGTCGTGTAGCACGGCAGGTACTCAAATCACGCTCGCTCATCCGTGGCTCTATATCCAGTGCTGGCCACCTCAACCTACTCAATCTGCGTCCCGGTATGACTGTCAAGTATGACGGTGGTAACAAAGTAGTTACTGAGGTTAAACACATGCCAATGAAGAACATGAGCGACCTCACAATGATGAACTTAGATACGGGTATTGAGGGCATCCTACAGGGCGTGGCCGAGGGCAGTAGCGTGGGCGCAAACGACAGCAACCCCGCCACCTATGTGCAGGTGGTGGAACAGAACTTGGCCTTGTTTGGCAAGGTGGAGTTGCGTATCGTATCGGTCGTTAAGGAAAGAGGAGTATTTAACACAGCATACCTTATCGGTGGTGTGAAGGGAACACATAATCGTGGACTGATAGGCGGAAATGGCTTGCCTATTGGAGTAAACAAGACAGTGGAAAGGAGGAACATCTATGCCGATTAGCGATTACATGCGAAGGTTGTTGCTTGACACACTCGCCAGCAACATCAACGAGGTGATTTTGGGCTTTGACGGCACACCAGCCACCACTGACGATGGCTCGGCGGGTCGCCCTGCTATCACCCTTACCCCCACCATCACCATCGTGGACGACACCTCTCTACTCGTTGAGGCCAAACTACCCTATGACACTACATTTGCTGACCAAATAAAGGAGGTGTACATCCAGTTCCGTGATACAAGCGATTTCACGCCCGTGGCTCGGTACACAATTTCCCCTATAACTAAATCATCAGCAAATGAATTAAAAATCCAAATCGCAATTGAGGTGGCATGATGACAGGCAATCCATTATCGGGACATACAGCGGCAAACCACGCATCAGCAATGACTGGTAGCGGGGTCTTTACAGACAGTTTAGAAGACGGTGAACATATCACCAGCCCCTCCCTCACAAACATGCTTGAGGGTGTGCATGGGAACGGTATCATCCTTGAAGAAGACACAGCAGGTACGGCAAGCATTCGTGATAATCCCGAAGACCTACCGGGTGTTTGTGAACAAGTCACGAACACATACACTGTGCGGGTAGCGGGTGGTCACGCAGTGCTTGATGGAGTGTTGTACAAGTTTGCAGGTGGGCCGGGTTCTTCCCAAGATGTGGAGTTGCAAACAAGTAGCCATCATGCTCGTCAAGGGAGCCATACCAGCACTTCAAATTACAGTGCACTGACCAGTGGACAGGAAGCCTTGATTGTCGTGTATGTAAGCACCAACACTGCGGAAGAGTGCATCACATGGGAATTGGGCACACCTGTGGCTACATCATCTAACACCTATCCCACTACACCTTCGGCATTTCTTAGCACTCCTTTAGCAAGTCTTGATGTAAAGCAAAGTGTTGTGCTTGCAGTTCTTCGTGTTGTTTATTCTGCATCGGGTGGCGACCTTAAGTTGTCCATCAGTGAAAGCAATGACAAGCGAGTGTTTGTGCGCCCTACCCCAATGTACCTTTCACCAGTGACCAGTGGGGCCGTAGGTGCTACAACCCCTGTGGACATACACACTGAACTTGATGCTTACAACCAAGATACAGGTAATTTCACCGCAAGCCGCTTTGGTGCGTTGTGGCAATCATTCGGCTCTCAAATTGGAAGCACAACTGCTGGCGATAGTGCGAAAGATGTACTGTACTACAGCGGCACCCACGCCGCCCGCTTTACCCGTTCCGTGTTTGACCGTGTGTTGACCAGCACAGCCACGAGCATTGACATCACCTCGGCTGATGCAAACATCCTCGTGCTAACACCCGGTGGGTCGTTTGCAGTTACTACAAGTGGCCCATTCCCTGCTGGTTACATCATTGAGATAAAAAACACTCATGGTTCAAATACCGGCACCTTCGCACTGACCAACTCTACCACATCAGCCATTGGTGATACCGCTGACGCTGACGGTGGGTATGCACGCTTTGTATGTACGGTGAGCCACGCCACCGACCCGACTTTTGTGCGGTTGCAGTGATTACTCCTCTTCGTCCATTGACGGGTGCAAATAAATACCCTTCAAACGATACGGCTTGAGTTTCTTCACTGATGGGTCAAGCCAAAAGAAGCCACACTTGCGACAGTGCAAGAGATACACACGCTCACTACCGTAGTCAATGAAGCGACCACGAAGGCGGCGAGGTATCTCATACGCTTTGCACACAGGGCACTTCTGCCTCAACTTGTCCATCAGTTTTCCCATGGTATCACTGCGTAGGGCGACGAGCCACGATGTCATCAATGCGTAGAATAGCGTTAGTGACCTCACCAGCACTCAGCACGGCTTGACGCACCAATGCTACAGGTTCAATCACACCATCAGCCAGCAAGTCCCGCACACCACCTTCGGTGACATCCGGGCCAACCGACACCCTACCCTGTAGGATTTCGTGGCGCATAGCGAGAATCGTGTCCAGTGGGTCATGACCAGCATTCTCAGCGATGGTGGCAGGAATGACCTCCAAGGCATCAGCAAACGACTCAATGGCCATCTGTGCCCGTCCACCCACTGAGGCGGCATGTTGGCGCAGGTGCGTGGCCATACGCACATAGGCGTTGCCTCCACCAACGACGAACTGCCCACTCTTCATGACCAGCGAGACAACACCCAGTGCGTCATCAAACCCACGCTCAACTTCTTCCAGCGTGTGCGAGGTAGCACCGTGCAAGACCAGCGTGGCCTCTTCATTCTCTTGTTCGCTACCAACAAATAAATACCAAATATCATTTTTTCTTTCACGAGTAATTGAAACATCGGCGGCACCTTCAATCTCTTCGGGCACCTGCACGATGTCAAGACCGGACATGCGACCCAAGGCACGCATGGATGATTCAGGCATACGACGCACGACCATGATACCGTTCTTCTTGAGGTACGAACACACCATGTCGCTCACACCATCACGCACGAACACGACACCGCCCTTGGGCATGGCATCTACGATGTGCTTTGCACTGGCCACCAAGTCGGCTTTACTTGCACCCTTGAAGGACTGATACGACTTAGCATCAAGTTGCACCTGCACATTGTCCTCAGCCTTCTCAGTCTCAAGACCCGTGTTGATGAGCAACATGCTTTGGTAATCGTTGTCACCTTCAAGCACGAAGTCCTTGTTGACAATCACACCGTTGTACAGGTATGAGTCCTCAAGTGAGCCACCGGGGAACGAAACAACCTTGACACTTTCAGCATCGCCAGCCTTCTCCACTGCGCTCACGCACAGTTCCGCCACGGCATCAAGAGCCGTTTCAAGGGTCTTACCAGTGATGGCGGTCTTGGCTACATGCACGAGCCTGTCACGGTCATCGCTGTCTTGGGCTACCTCATTAACGAGATACTTCACCGCCATTTGAGCGGCTTCGTGATAACCACGGCAAATCACATTGGGGTGCAACCCCTTCTCAAACAGCATCTCGCTGTTGCCGAGCAGTTGTCCCGAAAGGACGACCGTACTTGTTGTTCCATCGTAACACAGCGACTCTTGGGTACGAGCGACTTCTGCAATCATCTTCCCACCGGGGTGGGAGACATCCAACTCTCGCAGGATTGTTGCTCCGTCATTCGTGACGATGACATTACCGCCACCATCAACCATCATTTTGTCCATACCCATCGGGCCAAGCGTTGTCTTGACGGTTTCTGCAACCGTCTTCGCCGCCCGAATGTTGTGTATCTGTGCTTTTCCGCCTTTTGCGCTATCTTTTTCTGTCATGTTCTTCACCATTCCACTTCTATTTCTACAACTTCTCCCGACTCAAGGCTCCTTGAGAGGACATGTCCCTCGGCTTTTCCAAACTGATACAAGTCGTAGGTAAGTTGAGCATCGCTTAAGCAATACTTCGCCACCTCATCATACCGGCCTTCTCTCCAAGCCACGGGTGCATCCGCACTGTTCATCAACTTATTGGTGTTGAAGGTGTGCTTGGTAAGCATACCAAGCGATGTATCCACCCTCCCAACACTTAATGCGGCACTGCGTACCAAGTTGCGAGTATCAACGACAGCATCCGACTTCATCAAGTCGCTGGCTGTCCAGCAATCCAGTGCATCCCTCAGCACTGGTAAGTCAAATGCCTTTATGTTGTGTCCAAGGATTTTACCACCCTTCTCCACATGGTTGGCTAAATCGTCACCGAGGGTGCGTGGGTGCAAGGCTTTCACCTTGTTGTCCACATCCAATCCCTCGTTGCAGTAAATCGTTCCATCGTGCCCGTCCCATGTAGCGACCACCGATGGCTCAAACAAGTGAGTGTTGTGCCACCCACCTATTTCATGAGAAAAGTTCGCAGTTTCAATATCCAGTGCCAGTATGTCGCTCATTGTGCATCGCCTACCTTGCGAATGAACACACGCCCACCGCTCTTCTTGCTCTTAAACAGGGAGCCACCGTAATCCTTGAAGTGTCTTTCGGCGGTGCTCTTGGACACCTTGGCTTTCTCCATGTAGATGTTGAAGAACATGGAGCGTAATCGCCACCCGTCGCCATGCCCATCAATCTCGTAGGCTTGACATTCATTGTAAGCGGCAATCATACCCTCATGAGCCTTAGACTCTTTCTGCTTGTTGCCACCAACCTCAACTGAATCCTCAAGCCATGCGATGAGGTTTTGGAATAAGTCAATCAAAATCTCGTGAGCCAAGTCCACATGCTCCGCAGTGACCTCCCACTTCTCATCAAGGATAGCCATGTGTACTGAGAAGATACCCAAGTAGTTCTCAATGGCGGGAGTAAACGATGCCACAATCTCGGACATGGATGGACTCATGTTTCGCAACAGGTCGTACAACTCATCGGACGCTTGATACAAAGCCGTTTGATAATCGTCGGATGGGGTAAACATCTCCCACATGTGCTCCTGTACAACTATCTCTTTGTCATCACCGCTCATCTCCGACCACTGTGTGAAGGTGAGTTCACCCATGTCAAGTAGGCGGTCACGAATACGCTTGTCTGTATCCTTGAAGTACGCATACAAATCATCCTTGGTGATTTCATTCTTGGGCGGTCGGCCAAAGAATGTACCAAGACGGCGATTGCTTACCTCCTGTCGCTCATCCATGTCCCAGTGGCGATAGTACAACAGCACACGCTGAAAGATACCCTTCGTGAGAACATAATCTTTGACACCCTTTGGTGGGTAAGTGGTAATCCACAACGACACCATTGAGGGACACTCAATTTTGTTTCCCTTCATGTGCTTCACGAGTGTGTTGTTGCCGCTACCCACAGGGTTGCACGCCGTCTGTAGGTACAATACTGTCTCTTGGCTGTGCTTGTTGGGTGTAAGAAGGATGGAACCTTCGTCAAAATTGATACCCTTACGCCCCGCAAGAAGACCCTCTACAGTTTCTACATCACCAGTAGGTTTTCCTTTGTCATCAAGAATAGCGTTGGTTGAGCCAATCAAACCTGCATCAGTACCCGATGCAAACAACTCAAAGGGAATCTCAGCCTGCTCCATAATGTCACTGATAAAGTTCCAAGCGATTGATTTCCCTGTACGGGACGGTTGAATCCAAAAGACATGCACTCGCAAGTCAAGGTGAGTATCACCAGTAGGTAACCGGAGGTATGGTAGTGTAGTTTGTCCTTGAATGAAAAAGAATGACAGCAAACCCGGCATCTCATTCTTCATTGAGGTCTGTGAAAAGTGATGAAGGTAAGCCTTCAAAATGGGGAATCGTTCAACGGCACGGTATTCTTTGAGTAACATGTTCTTCATCCCCTCTTTCTTTGCCGATTTATATACTCAACGACGAACCCTGCGCTCTTGACGCACAGGCTCCTCACTCGTTAGTACATCAACAAGCATCTTTCTTCTCACTTCTCCAAGCCCTTTCACCTGCTTGATGGATTCGGGGAAGCACATCTCCTCAATGTTCCCACACTTCTCAAGCAACTTCTCGGCTGTCTCCTGTCCGATACCCGGTACAGTCATCAGCATGTCAAGGCGTAAGTCATTGGAGGCTACACGGCGTATCGCCTGCGCTCCGTGCTTGCTCGCTGGCTTGTGTAGTTTACCATGCAAACGCACAATGAACGATGCGGCTTCACTCACATTGTTGCAGTAAAACACTTGGCAATCAAAATCAGCCATCAACCGAGCCATTGTGCCTATCAATTCATTTTGCACTTTTGAATATGAAATTTTTGTTCGCCCATTCCTTTTCGCCATGGCGATGTATTTGGCGATGTCGCCGTGTACGACAAGGAAGAAACGCTCGTAGTTGGCATCCATGTTATCCAGTTGTCGCCACAGGTGTCCACTGTGGCTTGACTGAAACAAATCACCTATGCTCTTGGCTTCAACGCACGCCCCACCAAGTTGGTAGTCTCCAACCACCAACACTTGGCGTGCCACGGTTAATCCTGCTTTAGTGGCCTTGCGCTCTACGGATTCGCAAAGCAAGCCACGCTCATTGCTGTCAATTATCAGTTGGGGTTTCATCCTTTAACCTCCATACACCTTCTTCTACAAACTCTACATTCTTCATGGATGAGAGGATTGTGCCTATGTGCTGTCTTGTTGGTGATTGTTTCAAACTGAGACACCCATCGTACAGTGTTTCAATTGAAACAGCACCATTTGTTTCGTAGAGCATTTTAGTTAATCTCTTGATAACCCATTTATTCCTCATTTAATTCACACCCGTACCATCGTAATACTTGCACTTTCCCATACAGAAGCCTTCAGTATATAATGTTGAACAGGTGGCATGAGAGTATCCTGTCATGACAATGCTCCTCACTTGTTCCTCAGTCTTCTCGTATCGGTAGTCCACCCATTCCTGTTGTTCACAGATACTCACGATGTTCCTTATGTGTTCTTCCTTCTCTTCGTTTCCTACACGCCAAGCAGGGAAGAACATACGGAAACGGTCAGCCAAGTACGATGCGAAATGATACCTTGCCCGGTGCGGTGGGTTGCCCCCACCCATGGCCGCTTGAGATAAACAAGGGAGGATGTGAATGTCGTTGAGTGATACGGTAGGCAAGTCCACCGGCTTGAGGTCATAATTGACAGCAAACTTATTTTCAATTAAATTCATCAGTAATTTATTTTCGCCGTGGGCGATGTACCCACTGTGTGCTTCCATACCCTTGTCCATCAAACCGTCAAACGAGAGGGTCATCACCTCTTCACTGGTGAGTGGTACAGACCACGCACCGCGCTTGGCGTTGTACGAGTTGGGTATGCGAATCATACCACTGGTATCAAACATCACAGTTGGGTCGTTACAGTTTAACGGCCCAATTTCTTTTTCCCATGATTTAATCAACACCCGCCCCGACTGTTTGATGCGAGAAACCTCGCTACCACTTTTCGGTACGAGTGTTTCAGCCAACGGAATCCATACATGGAATCCACCACCGCTAAACCAAATGTAGTGTAGGGTGTTGCTACTCATAAGATATTGATGCAGGCGGCGTACCTCTTCCTGTGGTACATCAAACGCTACATCAGCACCTTTGTTGTTAAAGTCCTTGCAATCAAAGTCCATCACAAAGTGATGAATGAGTGGTGTGTTGTAGTCCACACGGTGGTGCTTTGGTGCCTGTGTCGCTGTGTAGCCGTAGGCAGTGAAGTACACATTACCGCTACCACTCTTGCCTCGCCAATAGGATTCTAATTCCTCAGCGTTTTTTACCATGCGCCGCCAGCCCTTATCCCCAGTGCTTGATAACTCAAGCACCTCACGAGGATAATCAATGGGCACGAAGGGCACTACAATCACCGTAGGCTAAACAGGTATTCGTTCAAATCTTTCTTCAAACTATCTTGCGTATCGGAAATGTTTTCACTCTTCATGTACCATGCTTGCACGGTGTAGATGATGTCCAGTGGGCCAACGGTGTGTGGTGTTTCACCAATACCGCTGTCCATGAATTGATGCAAAGTTGTTTGCCTGTACGACTTTCGGATGAAAGCCGCACGGTTTGGCAAATTGCCTTGCTTCGTCACTTGGACTCGCACCCTGTACTTCTCTTCGTTCACTGTGTCGTTCAACACTTTTTCCAATAGCATCACTGCATTTCTCATTGTTTTTCCTCCATTATATCGTCAAGGAACTCATCAGTTAGTGACCAAAAGGAACAGTGTTCCCTGTGGTCGCACCACGAACATTTCATGCCGTTGCGTTCCAACAAGTCCTCAAGTGTTTCATCTTCTCGCTTCCTACCCATCCACGGGTCGGGAGGGAAGTCCATGTCTATGTGAGCCTTCACCAGTTTTTCAAGTGCCTTCTCCACAGACTTCATCGCCGCCCACTTCTTCTCAGTAGGCTCGTAGTAAATCGTTGGGCCTTCGCCCCCATTGATGCCCCCACCCGGAAACTCCCACCCCCAATGGGTGATGGGTAGGAACTCAGCGTGCTTGCTGTGTTCCAGCATCATTTTGTAAAACGCCATTTCTTTTCGCATGGATGGGACTTTGCTACGGGCTTTGTACTTACCCGTCTTCAATTCCATGAGAGCAAAGCCGTCATCATCAGCAAACAGCGTATCAATGAATCCATTGATGTGAATAGGAATAGCCTCGCCGTCCACTTCTACAAACCGTGTAGCGTGGACATTGGCCTCAACTCCCGTAGGTCGCCATTGCTTACCACCAGTGTGCAGGAGGCGTTGGAACTGCCACTCAGTCCACTGAGCAATCTGCTCATCCTCACCATGAATGTAAGGTTCGGGTGGTGTAGGGATAGCGGCGTAAAACAATTGGCGAGCCTTGGGTACATCATCAGCCAGTGCCAATACCTCAACCTCTTGTTCAGTAGTGAAGTTTGCCCAAAACCATTCCATCATGTCGTGGACATTCAACCCACGAATGTGGTGAGCGACTGTCTCTCCACGCAAGCCCTTGAACTTCTCAAGGTAGTATTGCTGGCGACACCAACCGAAGGTACCGAGGCTTGACTTGGTGACCCGCAGTTTCTTGTCGGGCGTGAGCAGTGGACTCCACGCATAGGTACTCATGCGGTAGGACTCGGCCTCCTCCTCGTGGCCTGTCTCAGCGAGGTAGTCCTCAATGAGTGGACGACTATCATCACCGTTGGGGTTCCATCTCATTCTTCCACCTCATTGAAATGAGAGCCACCACAATCACAATGTTGCCAGCAAAGCAACTTTTCCTTCTTACAAGGGTTGTGTGGGTTGTTGTAGTGAGGTCTGTCGTGGTGAACGGGAACTTGACATCGTGTGCCATGTACAGTAATTGCCTCACATCGTTTAGGATGTGTATTGTGCTGGTCTTGTGAGTATATCTCTTCTTTGTTTGGATGAGGTGCCATTTGAATCATGCTGATACCCTCTTTGAAATTAAAAATATATTCTCTCTTTTCTTGTTCCAACAACTTGATAGCCTCACCATAAGGAATTTTTTGAGTTTCAATTATCTGCGACACTACTTTGTGTAAAGGAACAGGGGAATTATCGTCGGTGAGTTCTTCGTATGCTTCTTTAACAGGAAAGAATTTTTCTTCTACAGGTGTTTCCATCTCAATCAACTTCTGCAAGTACACGGCCAAGTCCATGGCCTCTTCCTGTGCATGAATGAGCCATTCAAGGCGAGACAACGGGGCTGTCTCCATAGTCACCCCGTACTTGTTCTTGCCTACTTCCGCTCGCTGTGCAATCTTCTTACACACTTCGTCTTCAATTCTGCTCATCATATCACCACAGTTTTCTCGGCACTCGGCGTGCCGTCAGCCTTTCCAAATCCCAATCAAGTGTTTCATACACCAATTTTAATTTACGATGAATCCATTTGTCAACGATGGTTGTCCAGTCAATGCCGTACTCACTGAGTTGTCGCTCATCCTCGTAGGCCACCACATTGCAGTATGGTTGTCCTTCGGGTACATCATCTACAAACACCCACCTTACGCTGTCGTTCTTCTTGTAGCCTGTACCAAGATGCTCGTTGGAATATCGTGCCGCCTTAGCGGGGTTGGGTACCACCTTGTCGTAGTCGTCCAAGTTCTTATTGACACGCCCATACGAAGAGGCATCAGTAGCGGGCCGCTCACCCAAGTACACCTCACGGATAGCGGGACGAATCTCATCAAAGATTTCCTCTTCCTCACTTCCAGTGGAAACCATTCGGAATACTTTACCCAGTAATTCTTTTGTCAGCGGTGGCGCACTTGAGGCTTTGATGGAGAAGCCAGTCACTTTCATACCACCCTCTTCTTCGGGTGGCCATGACTTGACACCGAAGTTACGGTTCTTCACATTACCAGTAAACCAGTACGGGAAGAACGCCTCCAACTCCACATCAAGGTACTTCAGCCCCATCTCTTCTTGTGCGATGGTGGTGAGTTTCTGTGCTACTTCTTCAGCCTCCTCAAAGGGTACTTGGATGTAGCATGAATCAGTGTGGCCAGCCAACGCACGGTACCCCATCTCTTCGCTACGCTCTACCAGCATGGCGATGGATTGTCGCCCAAGGTAAGTGATGGACTGAGCAATCTCATAACTGCTCCACTGCCCACGAACCTTGCGACTACCCACCATACCGTAGATGGCATTCACTGAAACCTTGACAGCCATCTGTAGCATGTTGTATCCCAACTTCTCATCGGGGTCGGTAGCCTCTTTCATCATACCTTTGTAGTGCTTACGAAGAGCGAGTAGGTCTTTGACAACCTTCGGAAGCAAACCTTCCTTGTCTTGCTTCCAATGGAATACACCACCCGTGCCGGGAATGTAGTTACCATCATCACCCAACTTAGGTGGGATGTCAAGTGTGAGAACATTGGGGCCGGGTTGGTCAGTAAGTGTTGTGTGACACAAGTTGGCGGAGAGAATGATGTTCGGGTATAGGGATGCGAAATCCTTCAACGCCACATTCATGTGACGACCCGGTACAGGAGGCATTACCCATGCGGCCTGTAGTTCGGGCCGTTCCTCAATGTAGGAGGTTGGTGCCTTGAGATTTGTTTTACGACCAATTAAACCACGGAAGTATCGGCTCACATTGTGCGTGCTACCGAACTGTACACCAGCAACTTGCTGTAGTGCGAGGTGGAAATCAGTGCAGTTGAGTTTCTTGTCAATGTCACGAAGCAGTGTAGTATCCACCAAACAGTAATCCACGAAGTCATCATAGTATTCAGCCCAACCGTTGTGTACGGTCATGCCTTCTATTTCATCAGTAAGTTTGTGACCAAGTCCGAGTTCGGTGGCGAACCAATTCAACTTGCGTTGCTGTGCTTGCCCACGCCCGCTCTTCTGCCACACACCCTCAAAGCCACTACCCTCAGCCGCTTGAGCCGCTGTGTCAAACACCAGCCGCCCTTTGATGGGTTGAGCCGTGGACTTGTATCCCGACCCGTCCTTCTTCGGTGGGAGGAAGTAACCAATGGGAGACATGTCGTGACGCAGGGCACCCATACGCTCGTGCAACTTGGGTAGGTCAGCCCATCCACCAGCGTGAGCAATCAGCATGTCGGGGTCGCACTCCTTGAGGTGTTCAAGGAAACCCATGAGCATCTTGTCCTCATTGGGGTAGGTACGCAACTCGTACCCTTCGTAGCGGTCAATCCACTCGGTCTTGGTGATGGTATCACGAATGGACTCTTGACTCCAAGCGAACACCACATTGTGTTCAGCGTGTGTGTCAGCCACAGCCATGACCGTGATGGCACCGTCGCCCGATGTTTCCCACTCCAAGTCGTAGTACCACTTGCGTGGGTGAAACTCCGGCAACTCATCGGGATAGTTGGTAAGAAGGATTTGGTCAAGGTAATTCAAATCGGCTTCGTATGTCCACTTGCCTACCAAGTCTTTGATTTCCCACAATTGATTGGGGTGGTTCACCTGCACCTTCCACAACTTTCCACCGTCAAGTCCTACACCAACCTCGTCCTTGAGTACACGGGCATGGATGTTGCGTAAGCGATTAAACACCCAGTTCGGTGCACCTTGTCGTACCCAACAGAATGGATACACATACCCCCTGTCTTCGTGGGTGATGTAGCGTTCCTTCAACACCCCGTCAGCCCTACGAGTACGCTCGTAAATGGTGAGCGGTTCGTAGGGGTCATCGGAGATGAAGTCAATAATCATCAAACATCACTCTCGTTTACAATCATCAGTAAAGTATTCTGTTGCTCAAAGATGACCAGTGTATCATCACCCATGTAGAGGCGGGCCTCACCATCGTCAAGATACTGCAAACAAGTGGGTAGCCATTCACCGAAGTGTGTCTGTACGGTAGCATTCGGGCCGTCCGTGTCAAGGGCAGGTAGAGTGGTAAACAGGCGACCAGTAGCCGCCTTGCCAGCCACGATACCAAACTCACCCTCGCCGCAGTGGATACGCATCTTGTACATGGAGTCTTTGGCCAGCAATCCTTTCATACCAGCCAGTGAAATCAAGTCCTTCGTCTTGAGCGTAGCGTGTACGGACAGTTCATCATCAGCGAACTTGCTCCATCCCTGTGCCGATGCCTTCTCAAGTAGGGCACGCACTACCACGGTCTTGGCCGCTGAGGTAATGTCGTCAGTGCTTGGTAGTTGCAGTTTGTTCCCACCAGCCTCCAAGTGAAGTGGCTTTGTCTCAGCCGTCTGCCGTAGCGTCACGCTATCCTGCTTGCTGGCCTTGAGGAAAGCAATTGCTTTTTCCAGTAAAGCAATGTGGATGATGCCCTCATCCTCAATGGTGACACCAACGAGTTGCTTACGCAGGTAGTAGGTTGCGAAGCCCACCTCAACCGTCAAGCGGTTGCCAGCACAACTCATGCGTACATCAGTCACGCCCTTACCAAACGAGGTAAGGAAGTCCAGCAAACTCTTTCTGTCAATTACTACTTTCGTCATATCAAATCACCTTGTAAGAGAGGGGAATGGAAGGAGGGGAAACACCGAACCAAGATACAAAGCCCCCTTAGCGTGCAACCTAAATTGCACAAGCCATGAAACATTGTCCATTCATTACCTGCTAAAACCTCTCTCAATTACCGGGATGCAACGAGTATCACAAACTCCCATCATACAGTTCGGGCAAGCCAAACCATTCGGGTTCACCATTAGGACGAGTCACAAACACAGTGCGTGTTTGGTCTTGAAGTTCCGGGTTCGTCTTGCATTTCTTGAAGCGAGCCTTGTACTCCGTCTTGACCAATTCGTTCTCGTCGTTGTAGTGTTGTTCCTGCTCCATCCAAATGATGGTAGGAAGGTAGTTGTTGGTCTTCTTCTCCCACTCCGGGGCGAGCGTTGTCTTGTCGCTCTCCTTGCCGTAGGAGAAGTTCGTAGCACGAAGGTGAGTCTCCCAAAAGACACGAACACCAGCACGCACAAGGCTACGAGAAAGAGCCGTGAGTTGGTGGAACCGAGTGTTGCGAATCGCCCAATCGGACTGTCGCTCCACACGCTTGGCCTCACCAGCACCACGGATGTCAGCCGACTCAATGCCGTCCTTGGCCAGTCCCAAGTCAATGATACGCATGTTGTTGGTACAAATCTCCAACCATGAATCAAGGCCACTCACGAGTACACCCCAAACATGTGCCTCTCCACTCTCCACTTGTTGGAGAATGTAGCGCATGATTTTCATCACTCGGTCATGCGTACCGGGGTAGTCGTAAGCCGTGCGGTCATTGACCCCCATCTGCCATGGCTTCCATGACTTAATGTTGGGGTTGTTGTTCACTGCTGAATTAAGCATGGCAACTCCCATGTCAAAATCAATCGCAGGCATGATAGCGTCGGGATGCTTCTTGAGGTATTCTCCAAAAGCGTGAGTGACGACACCCGATTTACAGGTACCATCAAAACCAGCCAATCCAATGAACATGTGCTGAATGTCTTGTTCAGTCATCTTCGCCTCTTCTGCTCGCATGTCAGCGAACATGTCTCCACCTGTCATGGTGGTGACAGCCATAGGCGGCTGAGCCTTCTCTTCTTTCTTGATTTCTTTTTGTGCGTTTGCTGTTTGTCCAAATCCTGCCATGTTTCTTCACCTCAGTTGAATTGCTCCGTACCAGTGTCTCCGCCGGTCATTCGGCGGCGAGAACGGCGTGGGTCTGCATAGACACCGAACACCGTTAGTTTTGGAGTAGTGAGTCCATCTCGTGTCTTGAGTCCAATGCGACCAAACACGAAGACGGTGGAACGCTCAGCGTAGGGGAAGGAGTCTTCGCCCCAGTGGGAGGTGAACGGTTGGGTACACTTACCAACGGCACCGGGCACCCAACAGTCAATGTCTCCACTGATACTGCTTGAAAGCGTCATGTTGTAGTTGTGGCCTTCCTCGTCGTACTCGCTCTCACGAGGCTCGGTACTCATGCGAGTGACCGTGCCCTTGGTGATGACCAGTGGCCCGAAGGAACGGCGTTCTCCGCCAGCATCGTAGAACTGCTTGCGCTCTTCGTATGCTTCCTCCAACGAGTCAACAGGGACAAACAACTCATGGAAGTCGGGGTTCGTCCAAAATCGTGATGGTGTAAGGAGAGGGCGCAGGTCGTCGTTCACGAACTCATCAGTGTAGTTCACGGAGAAATCGTCGTAGGTGGTCAGCACATCCTTGAATGCCTCACTCCCACCCTCACGGGGTGGGATGACCGGCACCTTGCATGGGCGACCAACGGTGAGATTAGCGTACACATTGGCACCAGTGAGGTCAATGCGCCACATACCAATGTTGCCGTTCTTCACGAAGTCTTCTTCCTCGCCACCGAGGAAGTAAGCGTAGCGACCCATCTTCTTGGATGGAGCGGCCTTGCCGTCCCATGTCGTGAGACACACAAACATGTTCTCATGCTTGATTGCGTATGGTGGAGTGGGATTACCCTCCACAGGAATCTCGGTGGAGACTTGCCCTTCTTTGTTGGTCAAGTGCCACACACCATCGTTCTTGGAATATACACCAAGGCGACCACTGCTGATGGCCTGTTCGGGGTCGTCCTTGAACAGTTTGAGATTGGAACGCACAATGTTGGCGAGCCTGTCACGCTTCTTGTCAGCCACACCGAGGAAGCATCCAACCCATGTTTGTAGTCGGCTGTTGCCGCCACCGCTTGAGCGGCGTGTCTCAACAACAAGTTGTTCAGCCCAATCAACCAGTAGGTCTTCGTCTTCTGTGCTTGGGTCAGCGCAACCGTATTCGGTAGCAATGTTCTCAACGAACTGCTTTGTGATGTCAGCCAATGGTAGGCTCACCCGCTCAGCGTATGCTTTCAATCTGTCAATGACACCGCTTGGTAGTCCAGCGTTGGCGTTGCTTTCGGAAGCCGCCCCAAAACCGTTACTTGTGTTATCATCAATGTCTTCGTATTCATCTGTGTCTTTCCATGTACTCATGTTTCTTTCACCTCTATTTGTTTCTTCAATCGTGCGACAAGGACATCCACATAGGATTCCCCCGACCCGCCCCATTCATAGACATACTTCATCATGTCTCCCCACACTACCATGATGGCAAATGTGGTGTCAGCATCGTTATCAAAATGCTTCCGAATGGCACGATGGAAGTTGTTCATGAATGACAACTTATCGCCCGATGAATGTAATACCTCAATGAGATGTTCTCGCAACTCGTTCCACTTGTTGCTGATGGTAAAGTCCCACCAATCATCATCACTTTGTTTGACCGTGAATTGTTTGATTGCATCAGCCGTCTTGGGGATGCGCTCAAGGGAGGCGACAGCCGCTCGCAAGTCGCCACCGTGATACTCCACGACATCACCGTAGAACGGTTCCCAGTCAGTAGGGACACCGCACGACTCGGTGAGCCGTGTAAGGTGAGATGCACCATGCTCAGCGGAGACACGGCGAAAGGTGTACACCGTGCATCTACTCTTGATTGCAGGGCGGATTTTGTCAGCATAGTTGGCGGTGAGGATGAAGAGAACCTTGGCGGCATATTTCTCCATGATACCACGCATGGCATCTTGGGCTTGATTGGTAAGGCCATCGGCCTCATCAAGTACCACCACTTTCCTCTTTGCTCCAACACCGCTGAGTCGTGCGAAGTTCTTCACTTCCTCTCGGATGTGAGAGATACCTCGGTCGTCGCTGGCATTCGTCCACATTACATTCATGTCATTGTAGGCACCACTGAGCATGGTGCGAGAAATTGCATTGGCGGCACTGGTCTTGCCAGTACCCGGCTCCCCGATGAACAGAAGGGCCGAGGGGTAATCCCCCGTCTTCTCCCATTCAGCGGCATCCTCTACGAACTGCTGGTTGCCCACCACTTCGGATGGGTGAACAGGTCGTAATACTTCGTTCCAAGTCATTTCTTCTCAACCTCTCTTTCTTTGCTGATTTATATACTCTTCAAGGAATCGCCGTATGCGTCCCAAGCCTCAGCCCAATACATGAACTTCTTCCAGTCCTTCCCAATTTTCTTACTGCGTCGTGTACCATCATCCTTGAACGATACCTTGGGGATGGGGTTCTCTTTGAGCCAGTTCATCTTCTTGATGTTGATAATGTCGGACTTCCCCATCAGTGAGTGATACGGTTCAAGCAGTTCCAGTACCCGCCACATGTCTTCACCACCCAATTGGAATCTACCTAACAAGGAAAGCCCGTGCGATTGTAGCCACACCTCAATGCACTTCTTCTGTTCTTCCGTGCTTGAACGCTTGAAACGAATATGAGTCACGGTCTTGAAGCCGTATGCAAATGGATGCCGCTTTACCTGTACCACGAACTGTAGTTTGGTGAGAGCAAGACCGAGGCCAATTGATTCAAGATGATTCATCCTCGCCACCTACCACTGCGAAGTAATCCAGTATGTCATCCACATCGCTCTCACCTTTGTTGTTCTCTACTTCTATGAACTTCAAGTGCCACTCTTCGTTAGGACTCCAAGTGTACATGAACTTGGCAACCAAGCAATCCTCTACATGTTGAAAGGCGTAGCGAACACTTGCACTCACCCCACGCCTTAGTAGTGCTTCATTCAATTGAAGCGGCAGTTCATTCATTCTATGTGTCGTTGTCTCCACAACTTCGCCAGCATCGCTAAAACCGATAACAATCTCATACCCTCCTTTGTTCATGTTGCGTACAGTCATGACTTGTCCGTACAGTGTATTGCTTCCTTTACTCAGTAAATAGTAGGTCAAATTTTTGGGTTCTTTATATCCACCTGTCGTTTCATGAGCAATTAAAAATCCACCCTTGGCATATGAATCCAGTAGTACCTGTGATTCATTCCAGTGAAACTTATCTGCCATAGCGTTCTTGTACGATGAAAAAGGTAGTTTGTCGTTTGTTGAGTGATGGTAGCCCGTGCCAAGTGGGTTTTCCCACATCCAACACTCAGCGTCACTATCCAGCAACGGTGTGAACTTGGTGTTCAGTGTGCCGTTTCGGTTCCTAACCACTCCATCACCCACATGTTTCAGCGTACCACAGTCGGGCACGAACCACCACTTGTCGGGTACTCCGCCCTCCCATGGCTCTAACCGCTTGAACGGCTTGATGTCGTCCGAGATTTGAAGGCCATCATAAATGACAGCCAAATGAACATCAAAAGAAAAATCTCCATTTAATTTACTCATGATTTTAATCCACTTGAGGAAGCGGTTCCGGTAGGCTGTCCAGTAATAGCCAATCGCCCACCGCCAAATGACTGTGGCCTCTTCCTTACTGATTGAATGACAGAAGGGTAGAATCCAGTTGTCCACAAGGTGAGCGGAGCGCATGAGTTGTACTGCCTCTTTGAGTGTGTAATCACTCTCCTCCTCGCCAGCCTCCATGACCAGCCCATCTACAAAGGGACTATCACCTAACACCTCAAGCAAACGCTCAAGCATCACACCGCACTCATCAGCCATGGCTGTCTTGAGTTTGTGTTGTGAGATTGAGAGTTTGTCATTGGTATTGACGAACTCCCAAAGTTCCTCACACTCACGCTTGCTAATTTCTTTCACCAGTAATTTGTTTGGCATCCGAGCGAACAAATCACTGGCCCTCGCCAGTGTAAGCATGTGCTCACTCCTCTTCGGTGTTGCTCTTGATGAGGCAAGTGATACCCCACAACCAAGGTGGTACCCTGTCCTCGCCACGGAACTTACCCATGACGGTCACGGTGCGGTTGCTGTAGCCTTCATCAAACATACCGCTGTCAGCGAAGTCCTTGAGTTGTTCTCGTGTGAGAGCAATGTACTCCTTGTCTCCGTTGCGCCAGCGCATGAACTCGTCGTCGCCAGCCAGCAGGTGAAAGTCATCGGGGTCAATCGTGTTATCCTTGCCGCAGTTATCGCAACTCAACACGACACGCCACAGGTCAATGGGGGTCGTGCCGCCGTTGCTTGTTTCAGCATCAATCGTTTCCACATACTCGTACACCGACTTGGAGAAGTCGTTGTTCGCCAACGGGAAACCGCACTCACAAGTCCATGACTGAGCAACCTCCCGCTTCGCACGGAAGTTCATCTCAGCCTGTGCCGCCGGGTCAATCGGTGGTGTCACCATCTCCAACCCATCGGGCTTCTCCACGGTGTAGCCACACGCTTCCATGAGGAGCGTGAACTTCTCGTGGTGTTCCTGTGCCAGCGGGTGGTTGAGCATGAAGATGAGTGCGTAACTTGTCTCACTCATCTTGCGATACTGCACACCGCTGTCGTCGGGCGACCATACACTGTCCACAGGCATACCGTGAAAGTGTTCGTTCCCCCATGCAATCAATTCTTCACTCGGTTGCCATTCCATTGTCCTCACCACTTACCTTTCCGTTATCAAGTTGTTCATCCATTCTTCTTTCCCTCCCACCATGTGGGTGGCTCTTCATCGCCTACCCAAACAAGGAGTCTGTCGTATATGTTGCATTGAACTCGCAGGATGGAACCGTAGTCCTCCCACACATCACCGCTGTCTCGTCGCACGAGGAGCATGATGTGGCACTCGTCCTTCATCTCAGCGTCAAGCACTTCAGTCATTCTTGCTCACCTTCCTCGCAGTAGCGTGAAGGGGCACGCTCGCCATCATCAACTACAAGTCCACAATGAACGCATTCCCATTCATCAGCACGGGGCTTTCGCCCCCTATCCTCCCATCCCGAAAGCACCCACTTGTGCATTTGTCGCTTCATCGTTCCTGAAGTGTTTCCACATTTTTTACACGGTACGATTCCCGAACCATCAAAAGTGGTATGGATACCGTGACCGCATTTACATTTGTAGCCTGTGTAAGTACCTGCCATCATTCATCACCTGCCCTTCGTCGTGCGAGCATCCATTCAATCTCGCCTCGGCATTCAGCACAGCACTTGTCCAAGTCGTCAGTGCTGTCAAGGTCTTGCCACAGTTCGCACAGTAAGCATTCGGTTCCATCAGTCATTTGTCCCATGTTCATTCCTCCTCGTCTGTTGGCCACATCTCAATCAGCGTTTTGCCGTTGAAGCCTCGCTTCATGTGGATGGCGGCGGCAGGGAACCCGAAGGGGAACCCGCACTTGCTTGCTCCAATAACTCGCATTGACACAATGCCTCCGTAGTCCATGACCATATTTATGCGCTTGAGGCTTGACACCAACTTCGCAAGTGGTATCAGCAAGGCCACATTGTCAGCCACCTCAAAGCACTTCTCCAAGAACTGAGGGAAAATGCTGTAGGGTGGGTTGGTGATAATCCAGTCCACCTTGTAGGGCCAGTCAAAGAAGTCACGGCCCTCAGTAATTTCGCACCAGTCTTTCGTACAGTATTCGGGGTATTGGTCGTAGAATGCACCATCACCACGGCATGGGTCAAGTACAACATCATGTTTGGTTTGCGAGATACCGCCCACTGTTGGCCCCCATAATCTCACCAAGTCATGTGTGTAGAAAGAAATCATCTGCTTGGCGATGTGCCGTGGGGTCATCACCATGTCATTGGGCTTGAGGTCGGGGTTGGCATCAGCGTTGCCACTGCCGAAGTTCTCGTGCAGGCTCATGCTTTCACCTCCACGACTTTCATGAAACCGATGTCACCATCAGTGATACATGTTTGACACAATATGGCAGTGAAGTTGGTGTGTGGTACTTCGCTGATTCTATCGCACTTTGTACATTGTACTTGTATCACGCCGTCACCCCCCACCATGTGGGTACATCCGTCTTCCTGTACCGGATGTTGTCTTTGCTTTGGTAGTAGCGACGGTAGGCCGTCACTGCGTTGTCGTGCTTGTACTCCACAGGCATCGCTTGAGCGAATGGGGTGTAGTCTCCTTCGGGGATGTACTGCTCCATGTACTCAATCATGTGCATGATGGGTTGCCGACAAGCATGTTCCTTGAGGTAGCGTTGCTCAAACTCCCGACACAATGCAAGAGCGTGGGTCGCCAGCCACATGAAGTTCATGCGTGACTCGCCAGCCCACAGTGTGCAAGGATGGTTCTTGTGTGTGATGCGCCACGGCGTTCCGCTCTTGGTGAGGATGCCAAACTGCCGACAGTCATCCTCAGTCATACCGTGACGACCGAGAGCCGCTCGCATCATTTGGCCGGACTCAATTATCATCTTGCTCACTCGCTGGTCGTCCATGTACTGCGCCGCTTTCACGGGGTCGTTGTCAAGTACGAAGATGTTCATTATACCGTCAACTCCAATGCCTTCACGAATGCCTTCTGCTTGGTGCGGGAGTAGGTACCGAAGAGTGCCGACTCCATGCGCTTGGAACTTACCTTGCCGTTGGCGAGGCGAGTGAAGTTGTGGTCAACCGCTTCGGTGAGTGCGTTGTATGCCGCCCATGCCGTGCCTTCCATACCGTTGAGGGTGTTCTTCTCGTTGCCGAGCAAGCCCTTCACGGTCTTGAGCATGTTAGATGAGCGGGTCGTAAGGTCACCTTCGTCGTTGAAGGTGAGGTTGAGTGCGTCAATGAAGTAGGACTCCATCTCGTCTTCGGTGAGTTTGACCTCAACCAACGACTGTGCCATCTCACCCCACGCCATGAAGTCTGTGTTCACCAAGCCCAAGACTTCTCGTGCTTGCTCCAAGCGGTCATGCAGTTTGCCGGTGTGTCGGATGTTGTAGCCACCCTTTCGTCCTTGTAGTGCCATGGTGAGCGTGTTGTTGCACACCACACGAATGGGTGTGAGGAAAATTTTGAGTGAGCCGCTACCATCGTGGCTGTTCACGATGAGGATGTACTGGTCAACCTTGTCCACGCCGTTGATGAGAATGCTGTCGGGCAACTTCGCAAGCACCCATACTTTCTCACCCTTACCCAATGCACCCACGACCTCAATCTTGGCCTCTTGGGTTTGCACCAACTCATCAAGGAAGTCCATCGCCTCAATGTTTTGGAAGGGCTTCCACACTCGGCCCACGGCTGTGCCACGGTTGAGTGCAATCCACGAGTGTGAACCGTCTTCGTTGATTTGCTTACGGAACACACCAAAGGTGTTCTCCACCACCTCAACCTCACCGAGTTCGGTGCGGTTGTACAGTGGTCGCTTCTCTACAGTCCAATCAAGGTTGCCGAGTTTCAACGCCTCGGTAGCCGTCATCAGTGCTTCTGCTTGTGTCCCAAGCCCGTGCCAAGGTGTATCCCCTGCCCAAGCCGTCATGTATTGTCCGTTTCTTGTCTGTGCTAAATTGTGCGCCATATTCATTCCCCCGTTATGTTTATTTCTTCTTCTTGTATGTCGTCAAGCACATGTTCTTTGATATACTCAAAGAGTGTCATGCACTTCAGTTCTTCCATTTCAACTTCAAATTCTTTCTCAATCGTTATCGTAATCTGTACTGCCATGTTCATTCCTCCAATAGTGGTATAGTTTCTTTCCTCAGCATTTCGCAGTAGTCTTTCATACACTCTACATTCTCGTATGCCATCAATTCAATTTCACGGAATTGCAGTTCTGTCAATGGGTCACTGGTCATGCTGAAGTGTTCGTCAATTTGATTCACCATGAGGCTGTAGCCTCGTGTGATACTTTTTCTCCTGTTGTTGGTCATGTTTCTCATCTCCTCTCTCTTTGCTGATTTATATACTCCTCAATTATTTCCTCGTACATTTCACGGCGTTGCGGGATAATGTTGTCCCACATTGATGCCATGCAGGGGCGAGCCTCCGCCATGGCAAAGTGCGCTTGGTCGTGTTCATAATCGTGGAGTCGTAGCACGGCGTAGCCTACGCCACCCGTGCGGTCACGGCCATGGACGCAGTGCAAGAGAACATCCTTGCCCTCAGCGATAGCGTCCATGACGATTTGAATAGCGTGTGTCCAAATGGCGGGGTCTTTGTTGTGCGCCCGGAAGTAGTAGTGGTGTCGCTCGTTCTTGTCCACCATGCTCCACTTGGGAGTGTAGCGGCACAGCGTGACTACCGTATGCTCCTTGCGAAGTGTGTCACGGAAGTCGTCAATACCACACATCGTCAGCGAGCCTTCGCCCAGTTTGATTGGTGTGTTCATTCTGCATCACCTCGGTAGTTCTCTCCGTATCGGTACATAACCCGCCATATATCCAGTGCCACATCGTGGTATCGCCCTTCATCAATCGTGTTCTTGAAGTTGTCATAGGTCATGCGCTCCAAACGATTGATGAGGAAATCAATGACGGCACCCCGTGGCACATCAGCACGGAACGGATAGTCAGCGTTAGCGTCAGTGTACATGACCTGCTCTCCGAATGTGCGACGAATGTGCTTAGGGTTGCGTGCCCGCACCAGTAGGTGGTCGGGCTTGTCACGGTGAGCAACGATGCTCAACCATCCTTCTGTCAGTGCAATCCACATCACTCATCACTCTCCGATTTGCTCTTGCCGCTGTAGCCAAAGTTGGGATTGAGGTGGACAACTACCCGTGCAGGTTTGTTGCTGTAACTCTCGTCAATCTCGTAGCCAATTTGCATTTGCACTTTCCACATTTGCGCCATGCAATCAAGCGTGTACAAGTCATTCGCAAGTGCTGTGCTGGTCGTCATTCGTAGTTTCACGAAATGTTCTTTGAACAGCAGTTCCTTGATGCTGTCAGCCAAGTCGTCCGTATCGTTACCCCAAAAGGTAAACTTCTCCATTGTCAGTGCCAGTTTCATTCAACTCCCTCCGTCGTATCAATCGTGACAACTCCTGTAGCGTATGCCCATGTCTTCACACGGAATCGTCGCATCGTTTTCAAACAAACAACTTCTCGCACATTGTACGATTCACGGATTTCTTCAATCATCTGTTGCACTTCTTCTTCAGTATAATCACTCATTCTTCTTCATCTCCTTCAATCGTCCAGTCCACAGCCTCAAAGGTGTCATTTGTGAACGGCTTACCAAACAGGGCAATAACCACAAACAACGCCTCTTCCAATTCTTCTTTGCTCTTCGCCTCAATCTCACCTTGGTAGGTGACCTCTACGCTATATGTCTTCATTCTTCTTCACCTCGTAGTGCGTTCTTCATTTTCGCTTTCTTGTACTTGGCTCGTTGTCTTGCCAATCCTGCTTTCCGTTGCCGTTGTGTCTTCATTCTTCTTCATCTCCTTTGTTTTCTCGGTATTCTTGCCATTCGTCAAACAGGATTTCCTGCTTAACAACAGCATGTTGTTCCATCGTCATACCGCAACGATGGCACTTGTATCGTATAATGTACCAAGTCGTGGGGTCGCTACCAACCTCTTCACGCATCTCAGTGTAAAACCAATCGTGTTCTTGGCACGGTTCTTCGTACCCACTTTCTTTCCACGCATTCAACCGTGCAATACGACGGTTGAGAGCGGCCATCTCTTGTTTCAATTCATCAGCAATTTGTTCTTCTCGTGTCATGTCAGTTCCTCCGATAGATGTAGTAAATCGTGTCATTGTAAGTGACATAATTCTCCTCATGGTCGTAGCCAGCGAGGAATTGCCCTCGCCCGTCGCAACTCATTGCGTCTTTAACGAAGTAATCAAAATCCTTTATCATCGCCTTGAGTGGTTCGTTTGCACCCTCACACATCTCCTGTATTTTCGTGATTGCATCAGCATCAACTCCTGTGTATGCTTGCAGGAACGATGGGGAGAACGCCCACACCATCTCTTCAATCTCTTCTTTACACCACTCGTCTGCTTGCTCGTCTGTGAGAACCAAGTAGTTCTCCATGTCAACTTCGTGTTGCGCTTCCTCAAAGTCCGAAGCCGTAAAGGTACCCTTGTCTTTGAGGTGGATGGCGAGAGCAATACCCTCAGCCGTCACGCCCATTTCTTCT